TTAACCATCCGATCCTACTGCGTGGGGCATGGATGGGGCAAACTCACTCAATTTCTGGTTCAGGATGAGCACCTGGTCCTGGTTGTTTTCGGCCATCCAGGATCCGTACACCCGGTAAACCATTTGCGCGTCGGTGTGGCCCATTTGCTTCGCTATGAAGTTCGGGTTGGCACCTGCTGCTAATGACCAACATGCATACGTGTGTCTGGACTGGTATGCTCTGCGATAGCGAATCCCGGCGCGTCGCATTGCCGCCTCCCATGACTGGTTAATCGACCCCACAGCGTAATGATGCCCGGCACGGCCATTACGTGAAGCGATCTGCGGGTTGAACACGAACGTGCACGGATGCACATCGGTGCGGCCATACTCACGCAGTTTGACCTCAACTTGATACTGCTTACCCAGGCGTGTTAATTCAGCCTGGTTTTTCAGCACGTCTATAGCTGGCTGAATGAGGTTTATGATGCGGTCCGTTCCGGCCTCTGTTTTTGGAAGGGTGAACTCCTTCGTTAACGTGTGGTTCCGGCGGATCATCATCGTACCCGCTTTCAGGTCGATATCTTCCCAGGCCAATGACACGAGTTCGCCGTGGCGCGCGCCAGTGTACACGGCAAGAGACCACATATTTTTCAGCTGCTGGTGGGCGCATCCGTTCACCATCCTGACGAACTCCTCGCGTGTCAGAGGATCTGGTTCGCATCGAGAGCGCTTAAGCATGGCTATTCCGGTAAATGGGTTGGCCCTGACATACCCGCTTTCGGTGGCAAACTTAAACATCCCACCCATGATTTTCATGTAGTTGTTGACCGTTCTGACGGAGCGGCCTTTAACCGGCGTTTTCTGCCCTGCCTTCAGGGTGTGATAACCGGTTAGCAATTCCTTCCTGATAAACAGCAGGTCTTCCTGCGTCACCGCAGAAACCAGCCTGTCACCGCCGATCCTTGGCACCATATTGCGCGCTATAGATGAATAGCGTGACATCGCGTTGGTGCTGATCTCCATGCGTTTCAGCTCAAGCCACTTATTCGCCAGTTCCAGCACGGTTATTTCCTTACTCTCCACCCCGAATTTCTTCAGGTTTGGTGAGTCCGGGAACTGAGTAGAATAATTGAAATTCCCTGTTTTAATCGAAAAGCACACTGCCGCGCGCAGCTCGCCAGCGACTTTCCTGTTTTTTGGTGTATCTGGCACGCCGAGGCTTTCACGCACCCGGCTGCCTTTATAGATGAACCATATGCGGAGCGTTCCGCCATGATTCTCCACGCCTGTTGGGTATGCTGACTTAGCCATTATTCCCTCCTGACGTCCAAGAGCCCGCTAAGCATAAACGGATCTTCATTGGCGCGCACCCGGCTGTTTCTTTGACATGCTCTCAACCCACTGGTCGACAGCCTTACGGTTGTACATGCATTCACTGTTTTTCTTCGGCACGCCGTCAGGGGAAACATGCAGATATTCCCGACCGACCATCCAGCATTTTTTGCGGGCCCGCTCGATAGTGCCAGGGCGAAGGCCGGTAATCTCGACGAGCTTTTCTTCTGTCACCCAGTCGTTGGGTACGATTAAGGTCATTTCACTCATGGTCGCTCCTATGACATCGTTTTATAAAACTGCGGCTGGTCTGGAGTGGCCGCGCGTAATTCGTATTCGTAATGGATCTGATAAGTACCGCCGTCCCATGCGACATAAACCCTTGGCTTATCGTTTTCCGGTTCCAGCAGGCTTTCGACTATCCCCCTCAGTCCGCCGGTCTTCTTCTGGACTAATGCGCCCACATTAAAAGCAGCCATTGCACACCTTCCGGTTCGTGAAGAAATGAGATGAGAGCGCCCAGGGCAATAAGAGCTGCGATGAGCCAGTTCATGGGGTTTGATTGCATGGTGAACTCCCAAAAAGAAGCCCGGCGCGTGGCCGGGCAAAAGGGATAACGGAGCAGTGCTTTCGCACCCAATAGCCAGCTCATAACTGGCTATCAGTTGCGTCAGCGGAAGTAGAAAAAGCTTCCGGATCGAGTGCGAAGTGCAACCCATGTCGTTACATGCTTCCCAGTCCTTGCCGAAGGGTGACCTTCGATTAGTTCCATCTGCTGTGTATTGCTGCGCCAGTGTGGCATCCCAAGTAGCCGACGAGCGGCCGCGTTACTCTTCATAATCTCTCCTCATGCCGCGCGCTGGGCGCGCAGCAATTTAATGTGCTCGCTCGTCTCCAGTTCGGCGCGTATCTGTGCCGCCTCACGGTGATCGAGGTGCTCAAAGTCATTGTTGAATCGGTCGACTGAAGCGGTGTTGATCCGGCTCTGTCTCCAGTAGCGGACTATCTCTGATGTGCAGCTGTGGATGATGACGGGCCAACCTGAATGGTCAGCGTAAATCTGACCCCGTTGAATTAGCTGGAACATTTGGACCACCTTTGACGAAAATCACCCAGTGGGTTTTGTCTGACTTGCCGGTGCGCTGCCAGATGACCGGTTTCTCGTCGGTAAGCACCAGGATATTGCTAACCGGGATCTGTGTTTCGCTCCATTTGAAGATGAGTACGCCGTTTGGCCACAACACCCGGAATGCCTCTGAGAACCCGGAGCGCAAATCATCGCGCCATGTTTCTTTATTTAGCCGCCCGTACTTTTTCCCCATCCAGGCGTTTTCACCGACGCGTTCGAGGTGAGGCGGATCGAAAACGACGACAGGGAAGGTGTTATCGGCAAAGGGAAGGGCGCGGAAGTCTGCAATAAGGTCCGGGTTGATAACTAACTGGCGGCCGTCGCAAAGTTCATGCTGCTCGGCGCGGATATCACTGAACACCGCTCGCTCGTCCTGCTTATCGAACCAGAACATGCGAGATCCGCAGCACATGTCTAAAATTGCTTGCTGCATTACTGCCCCCTCTGCTTATTTCTCAGTTCTATCTCTTCCTGGCAACTGGAACACGTCTGGCAGCCGGGAACGGCAGCGCGCCGCAGCGCCGGGATGTCCTCCCCACATTCACTGCAATGCTCAGCTGATACGGCGTTGCGGTTTAGCCGGTGAGCGGAAAGGGCAGCGTTACGCTGAAGCTCTTCAATCTCTGCTGCTGTGTCGATGATGTCCATGATTCATCCCTTAAAGTCTTCACCAGCCTTTTTCCCGGCTTTCCATGCCAGCCAGATAAGCGCTGTTACATCGTCTGAGGGTGCATCTTCTACACACCATCCAGTTTCTTTTTCGTACCAGTCTTTAAATGCCTGTGTCATTTCGTCCATAGTTATTCCTCGAAGAGTCGATTAATGCGGTTGAAGGTAAAGGCCAGCAATAAAAAAGGCCGCTTTAGCGACCTGGTGATTTGCGATTTCATGGCTGTATCCACCCTTTACCTTTGACGTGCTGAATAACGCCAAGCTTCCTGAGTGACTGGATGCGGCGGTCAAGGATGCGGAAGACGTCCATCGGGTGCTTTCCTTCTGCTTCAGCAATGACCAGGCACTCCTGTCTGACGGAAGGGTTAATTATCTTCAAAAACGAGGTTGGCTGAGCGCCGATAGCGCTTAACACTTCGCTATCCAGTTTCGCGTATTTGGTCACTATTCAACTCCGAAGCGGCGATTAAGCCGCGCCCTGTGTATACGACGAACTCCAGGAGGCTAACTCCCAGAGCTTCAATTTTCTTGTGATGCTTGTTGATGATGGGAGGCACCGTATCGTTACAGTTTGGTTTTGGCTTCTTGCGCATCTGTTTTTACAAAGTCTCTCGTACATATAAAATTCATCTACATGAGATGCTGTGCTAGCATCATCAGAAGATCTAAGTACATCGAGCAGGGATAACATGGTTAATCAGCCTCCGTCACGACAGACAAGTGAAGATATAAAGCTAGAGACAATTCGTTGGCATCAAAGGCTCCAGGAGATTACTTATCTTGAGGCGGGTCAGCACATGCGAGCATTAAATCAGCTCATGTGGCAAATCCCCAGTTTTGTAATTGCAGTAAATGGAGGACTTTGGTATGCAACTACAATTGCAAATGAAAGTTCTCTTAGGATAATCTTTTTTATTTTATTTTTGTTCGATGTGACAACTATATTCTCCTTGATGCGCTTACGTCAGCTTATTGGTGTTAAAATAAAGAAGCAGCAGGAGATAGAGAATCCAGATAATCATCCATTATTAAAAAAATTAAGTTGTGAATTTAATCTTCAGTTTAATGTTCCCGTGGTTGCTAAAGGTAGGAAACATATTGTCGTTGGATGCTGGATTATTATGCTGATAATCTGTGCTGCTACTAATCTGGCGGGAATCGTAAACCCTAAGTTCTTTTCTAAGACAACTAATGCTACAAATTATAGTGCCACGATTAAAAATAATGGCTCAGCTTTGATAATTGAAGCTAAACAAGGTGGTTTAAAATGACAAGCTGGGATTTTTATGAAAAAAATGCTGAGCGTTTGTTTTCGGATTATATATCGCTTGATTTTGAAACCATATTTTCAGATGTTGAACGTTATATTGGTGATTGTCATGGTCTAGCTTTAGATGTTGGCTCAGGTTCTGGAAGAGATGCAGCTGCTTTAGCAAGTAAAGGCTTCCAAGTTGTAGCAGTTGAGCCAAGCAGCAGGATGAGAGCTCTGGCCCAGGACTATTATGTGGGAAGCGATATTTATTGGGTGGATGATTCACTTCCATTGTTGTCGAAAATAAAATCAAGCAATAAAAAATTTGACTTAATCCTATTGAGTGCGGTGTGGATGCATCTTGCGGAACATGAGCAAGCTAAGTCTCTTGAGGTACTTTCAAGTCTTTTGACTGATAAAGGGAAATTAATAATTACTTTGCGATTAGGGCCGGCTGAACCAGACCGGAATATATCCGTGGTTCGTACGGATGAGTTGTTGGAACTAGCGAAGAAAAATTCTCTCACGCCTGTTTTCATTACTGAACTGGGAACTGACAGCTTCAAGCGTAATGAAATACAATGGCAAAAAGTTGTATTTAGCAAGCCCATCGTCTGATGGGCAGTATTTTATTCACACAGACCATAACGTGAAGAGCAGACGGTGGTATCGATACTTGATTTTATTAAGTCATAAACTTTACCACCACGCCCAGTCTTAGCCCACTCTAAAACCGCATCAACTCCAGGGGTGTTCATTCCGCCGCGCGGGCCATAGAATCCAGACCATTCAACACGTTCAACATCAGGTCTAAGTCCATATAATTGTACTTCCCTACCCAGAGGAAGGTTGAACTGCTTCATCCACCTTTGGCTTATTTCACCTACGCTCATCCAGTGAACCCAGCGACTGACAAGGCGAACCTTTAGCTCCCACTGCCTATGCTTTTCGATGTATTCAGGCCAGCGAGCTGCCGTCTCAGCTATTTCCTCTTTATTGCACAGCACGCAATTCATGCACCCGACGCGGGCAGCTCCTTGCAGGTAAAGCGGATTTGGATTAAGGCCAAAGTGCTTGTGAAGTGCGAAAACGTCAGAAGCAGTCCATTGGTGAATTGGCAGGAAGTTATAAAGAAACGCCGGGTCTCGCTGATCAGTTGAAAACCGCTCGTACCCAGCACGCTTCGACGACTCATCTGCTCGCACCCCGGACCACTGAACGATAACCTCACCATCATCCAACATGGGTTGCATGACAGCATCGAATGCTATTTGAATCTTTAACTCATCAGTGCAGAAGCGATCCCGTAGTTGAGGGAACTTGCCATGAAGTAAACAGGCATCAAGAAATGAATTTCCGCTTGGATGCAAAACAGAAAGCGCTGCCTCAAGTGGTGTCTGAAATTCAATACCCCATTTTTCAGCGGTACGCTGCCATGCCTTGCCAAATTTGGTATCACTCCTTGCCAGGGAAGGCATTATAATCCCTCGGTAGGAGCCCATTCTTATTGCCTGTCGTTTGGTCCATGTTGAGCTGATGGCTTCGCGCCGACGTGAGAAATGCTCCTCTGAGTAAACTCGTTTAACCACGCTTATCGGTTTGCATCCGATTTGCTCATGAATGGTTTTACCGAACTCAATTGTCAGCTCGTGTTCGTTGTCGGTATCGGCCATGACACCTTGCACCTTGTCGCCGAACAGAGCGTGGGCGATTGCCATGGTTGCCGTGGAATCTTTACCGGCAGAAAAGTTAACGATAATTTTGTGGTCTTCGGGGATCCTGAATTCATCGACGTAACGCTGGTAAGCAGATTCGATTTCTTTAATCTTCTGGCCAATATCTGTCGGTACGATAATCATTGGTGCTTCGCTCATGCTGCCTCCTGCCTTTCCCGATATTCCTCAGCGAGCCGCTGCGCCTTTAATGGATTGCTGACTACTTCATCCCATGGCATTAGCCAGCCGTTACCAATGAAGGGAAGGCACAGTGTGCCAACCCTGATGTCGTCGTGAGCGTGAGTCATAACGAGGTGTCCTAGAATGGAATGTCGTCGTCGAACGGAGGGTTCTGGTTGTTATGCGACACCTGACGGTTTGCCTGTTGCAGACGGGAATCCGGTACCGAGTTTGGATCGGTCTGATTATTCCCCCATCCACCATTGTTATTCGAATGCGCACCCCAGCCGCCGCGTGATGAATCGTGAGGCTTGCGGTCATCTTTGTCTTTCATGGTGCGCTCAAGAGCGGCGATCGCTTCGGCTGGCGTTTTTTCAGTGAACTCTTTGTAGGTCAGGCGAGAGCCAGGCTGGAAAACGTGGCGCACTTCGAATTTATAGCTGTCACTGCCATCAGTCGTTTTAGTGGTGAGAATTTTCTGTAGGAACAGCCCCACACGCTTACCTTCCAGCGCCGGGAGGAACCATTCAGGGCCATTTTGCCCTTGACGCTGTTGTGCCTGAGCATTTTTAACCTGAGCAACCCACATAATGGCGGCAATCAGGCCCATGCCGAATGTCTGGCTGCCGTCGCGACCGAGGAAATTGATACGCAGGAAGTTTGCTTTCTGGCCATCGGCGTCCAGAGAAAGCACCAGCGCCTGAGACTGTGAGCCGTCTTTACCGAACTCATATACCGCCGAGGTGATATCCCCCTCGTAAGCGCCGGTTTCTGAGATTCCTGCGGCAGACCCTGCCTTTAATGCTGCTGCTGCCGACTGCTGGTCCCATATAAAGCTGATTGGTTGGTTCATCGTTATCTCTCTTATAAGTCAGTGAATTCAGAAATTGCGTTGTCGAACGCCGCCAGGTCGTTATCCATGTCAGTCACTTCCGGCCCGAACAGGTCAGGAGGACACTTCACGGTGTCGTTGTCGTCGCCCTTCAACAGGAAAAGGTGTTTGCCGTCGCGCTTGATGATGCGCAGAACGATGGGGAAGTAACCTTCAGGCGTGAGCTTTTCGTTAAGCATCTTGCCGACGGTCTTCATCCTGATTTTCCCTTCGCTCTCTTCGGTGTGAGCGAGGAAATAGACGCGGAAGTCGTCCGGTAGCTGGGTTGCAGCTTCGATGATTCGCCAGGCGTGTTCCGCCATTTCGGTAAACTTGGTGTAGCCAGTCTCGTAGGCCCGGTCCATGTTCTCGTGCTGCATGACAGCCTGAAAATCATCGATAATCAGGATCTTTCGGTTACTCATCGCAGCGTTACGGATCACGTCAAGAAGATGCCGGCCATTGCGGATATCAACCACGTTCCCTCGTTGCACCGTATTGTCCGGCAGGCGTTTGCCGTGGAGTTTCCAGCCGGTATTGCGGAACGGCAGGGCCTTGCGAATGCAGCGGGCGAGAATGGCGCTTTCCGGGTTAACGTTGCGGATGCTGTACGTCTTGCCATACCCGGAGTCGGCAAGGATGAGAGTCATTACCGCCATAAATCACCCCTTAAGCCAGTGTTTGATGGTGAAGAGAATGTCTTCGTCATCACTGTTGCCGGAAAGCCAGCGAAGATAGCCAGGGTCGACCTTGGCAATCTCTTCGAACGTCAGGCCCTTGTGCTTGCCGAACCGGATCGCCTTCATCAGTGACGGGCTGTTTGAAATGGCGCGCATTTCGCCCATTGTCCATTTTGCCAGGCGGCCCATGTACAGAAGCAGTTCGGCTGTGACGTAGCAGTCATACAGCGCGCGGTGTGCATACAGCCCTTCTGGCAACTCAGGTTTGAGGCCTAGTCGATAACGCATGTACTGGTTGCCGTGGCTCTCAAATTCCGGATACTGGACTCGGGCCAGTTTCAGCGTGCAGATCCATGGGGCATCAATCTGAGGCAACTTCGACTTATCGAACTTTGCGTTGTGCGCAACATAAGCATCTGCACCGAGGTAACGACCGATAACTTCGCTAATCAGCGGGGCGTCAGCGACCATATCTTCGGTGATGTGGTGGATAGCCATAGCCTCGAAACTGATCGCCTCAGTGGGCTTCACAAAGTCGCTCATGGGGTTGCAGATAACGCCGTCAACGATATCCACGCTGGCTATCTCCAGCACGCTGCCTTCCAGGCTGGTTGTCTCAGTATCGATTACGCGTAACATGCTGTTTCTCCGTGTGGTGGTCATTAACTGCGTCAAATTCCGCGAGCTGGCGGGCAATGGATTCAAGGTCCTCTGGCTGGAGGCCATACAACAGGCAAATAACCGCAACCATCAGAAGCCCGTTCTGTTGGCTTACCATTTGTTTCTCCTTGCCATTTTCGAGCGGCCAGGGTTCATGCGGAAAAAGCGTTCAGCACAACCCTTGTCTTCGCAGAAGTGCGACTGGCTGGTGGTCATGTAAGTGGAAACCGCGCGGACAATGCAGTCTTTAACGTGCCTGCGGGCACCGCAGTAAGCGCACATTACCGAGTTGAGGTGTTCTGTTGCTGAATCGAGGATGATGCTTTCTTCAAAGCTGCCTGGAACGCCGCGGGAGTCCACGTACTCAATCATGTTTAAAGTACGTCCGGCGCCATTAGTGAAAGACCCTCTGCCAGTCAGCTTAATAATTTGACCGCCGAGCTTAAGACGGGATCCGGCCGGCAGACTGGCCAGGCGATCAGCTGTCAAACGTTCATAAGGTTGCATAGGAACTCCTGAAAAAAGTGTGTGCGAAGCCCGGCTGCGTGAAGCCAGCCTGATTGGTTGAATATGGTGGTTAGTGCTGGATAGGGTTGCCGTGACCGTCCAGAAGGACGTCAATCACGCAGTCACTGAGGCGGATGATTTCTGCATCGGTGTGCAGGTATACCCATTTGCGCTCCTGAATGACTGCTGAGACGCGATAGGTTCGGCCTTCATGCAATGCCATCATGCCCGGCGTGACGCACTGGCGAATGAGCGGGGTGGTGCCGTAGTGGTTGATCATACCTTCACCTCAACCTGTTCCAGGAGGCCAGCAATATGCATCTGCCAGCGATTAAGTGTGAGCTTTTCACGCGGGTTCGATAAAGATGTCAGCTGCCACTCGTTATTGTTGAGTTTTTTGGCGGTGAACTTCTTGCCATTGTGGGTTACGGTCATGACATTCCCCTCACCATGTTTTAGGCCAGTCAGTAATTACAACCACAACGCTAATCTCATTTTTCGGTTCGTCTGGATTGGTTGCCATGTGCGTTTTCAGGGCCGATTTCTCTGCTTCACTTCTATCCGTGGCTTTAACTTGGTAAGTGCTATAGCCAGCATTAACGCTAAGGACTACGCTGAATTTTTTCTTACTCATAAATCCTCTTGGCCTTATCGCGGCGAACGGAACGGTTAATACAAGACTTCTTCGCTTAAGGGCGGTGGATGGCCGCCGGTTGTCATAACTCGAGCCACTCGTAAATGACTCCAGGTATGAGGTATCAAAAAAACCGTCGGGGCGGGTTTAAGTTTGTGGATGCTTAGAGATATCAATGAAGGATACGTTGATTTAATAATGGCTATGATGTAGAAAGGATTTAACCAATGAACTCTTTATGTTGGGGAAGTGCTTTCGAATGAACGCGCTTAGTATCATGGCGTTAGCCTCTGACCTCGTAACTTTATGGCCAGTTTTTTCATGGATTCTAGAAGGAGCGCATATGCTAATTACATGTTCAGGATTTGATCCAGTATTGATGGTAGGTTGCGGGTGTGCGCTGCGGGTAAGCAAGCTACCGCCACGATATTAGCAATTTCTCAGAAAGCTCCAGCATTTAACCCAGAAAGGGAGTAGCACTACGCCCGCACCACTTTAGAGCCTCGCATTAGCGGGGCTTTTTTAGCAAAAATCCAACCACCTTCCCTGAAGATGGTTGGAAGCGTTGAAATGTTTTGGTGGTTTGGTGTTTCGCATCTTGCTGGCCTATGCGAATGTCTATACAGCCACTTCCAGGTCGTTCCGAAGAACACGCCACACCCCAAAACATTCCCTGTATTGGTCAGCGCCAACTCCCTGCCAGTGTTGCCCGTTCTCACGCCGTTCTCGCTCTCGCGCGGGGATACTCTCTCACCGACCGGATCGCACCCGGTGATACAGCACGTTTACGTGTAGGGGTCTTAACAGGTCATTGACGCTGTAGATCTGCATGTTGTTAAAAAGCAGGCGACTTGCTGTCCGCCGCTGGCTAACTTCGCTCAGCTGTCGATGTTTCGTTTCGATGGGGTGAATTTAGCGTGATGCTAAATTATGCGCAATAGCAAAATGCTAAATTATTCGTGAGTTGGATTTAGCGTATTGATTAATAAGCGATTAAAAATTTACAGGGCAGGAATTCAGAGCATAAAAAAGCCCGCGCGATGGCGGGCTTGAGAAATTTTTGGTGAGTTTATGGGATGTTCAGTATCTTGGCATCAACCACAACGCCAATAATTTTGCAGTTGCCATTAACCTCTAGCATTGGGTAAGCGGGGTTAAGAGGCTTAAGGAAGCGCCTGCCTGCATCGATTACAAGCTTCTTGAAGGTCGCTTCGTTATCGCCTTCAAGCTTCGCGACAACCAGCTTTCCGTTGCGTGGTTCCACTTCAGGATCCACAAGTATAGCGGCACCCTCAGGAATGCTCAGCCCGGCCGGGGAGGTCATGGAATCCCCTTTAACGTCCAGCCAAAATGAATCTTCTGAGCAGACAACCGTGGTGTCATACCAGCGGTCAATCGCTCTTCGGTGATAAGGTTCTACAGCTTCCATCCATTGCCCCGCGCTTACCCAGCTGATTACAGGATAACTTCCTTTTGTCTCGTTCAGCCCCCGAAATGCAACGTTCGTGGGTTGTTCATTGGCGTGTAAAACATCCATCCAGCCAAAAGGCAGATCAAGCGCAGTTTCAATTTTGCGAGCCATCTTATCGCCAATATTGCGATTAGGGTTTGGTCCAAGAAGCTGGCTAAGAGCTGCCGGGCTTGTCTCGATGAGTTCGGCGAACTGCGCCTTAGTCATTCCAGATTCGCTCTGGCGCTTCTCATACAGCGCTTCCAGGTTGGCCTTTCTGATTTCTTTATTTTCCATCCCAGCATTGTTACTGCTTTTAGCAAAATGATAAATATGCAAATTGCTAAATGTTGCTTGCGTAGTATTTAGCATAACGCTAAACTCCAAATCAAACGACTCACCCGGAGACATCAATGAGCACTGAACTACACCGCTGGCGCAAAGCCGCCACTACCGACGAATGGGCACAGCTCGCAAAGCTGGCTAACACGACACCTGGTTACCTTGACCAGATCGCCTACGGAAATCGCCGGGCATCTCCAGAAATGGCATCTGCTATCGAGAAAGGCACGAAGAATTTTCACCGCCAGGCTCCAGTCCTCAAAGAAAGCCTGGTATTCGCATCGCCGCGTGATACAGCGGCCTAACCACGAAAGGGAAAGCAATGCATTCACTTGCGTATCAACACAATACCGGAATACACCCCGGAGCGGTGATAAACCGCGCTCAATCTAAGGCGGCGCCAGACCACGAAAAGATCCGTGATGCCGTCCGCGCCTGGTCGTCGTCTCTGGATAACCAGGATGTTGTCTCGGCGCTGATCATCAACGAGCACCGGGAACAGGGCGGTAAGGCCATTAGCTTCCCGAACGATATCAGTCGGGCGCGACAAAAGCTTTTTCGCTTCCTGGATAACCGTTTCGACTCTGAGCAGTACCGCGAGAACGTGCGCCAGCTGACACCGGCAATCATGTCCGTCCTGCCGCTTGAATACCGCACGCGCCTGGCGCCACAGAACGACACGATGTCTCTGATCGCGTCTGCGATGAAGGAGTGCGCCGAAGCTAAACAGGCCGTGCTGCTGGACGCTCCAGAACATCAGAAGCTGAAAGAGGTAAGTGAGGGTATAGCGTCGCTGTTTCGCCTCATGCCAGAGCAGGTAGGGCCACTGATGACGATGGTCACGTCGATGCTGGGGGTTATGTGAAGACTACAAAAATGGCGAAAGCCGGTCTGCGCGAACAGAACCGACTTTCTGGTGCAACAAACGTCAGTCAATTGCGAGGTCATTATGACAAACGCTAATCCAAAACGCCAGGCGCAGGAGGTTTAACTGTGTCGAACGTCGCTTACGCTAATTTCGCGGCGCACTCAGCCGCAAGGAGCAACAGGATGGAGAACCAGAAGTCTGGTTACGTCCCGTTGTACCGGAGCATCAAGAAGAAGTCCTGGGCTAAAGATGTGTTCCTGCGCGCACTGTGGGAAAACCTGCTAATTGACGCGGCCAGACAGCCATACACGGCATTCTTCAAGGGCAAACAATGGCCTCTGCAACCCGGTCAACTGGTCGTCACTGCTGCGGATCTTGGGCTTCAATTGTGTGACCGCCAGGGCAACCCAACCAGCCGCGATGCTGTCGAGAGAATGCTGTCTGTTTTTGTTCGGGAAGGGATGATCACCATCGAAGGTGAGAAGCGAAAAGGCAGGGTGATCACCATCACAAATTATGTCGAATATGCTCAAAAAATGGACGATTTACCCGCACATAAAGCCGCACATATGAGCGCACATGACGAAGCCAGCAATAGCGCGGGTTCGGATGAGTATGCCGCACATAAAGCCGCACAATTCCCCGCACATCATGAACAAGAAGGTAATAACAAGAATATAAATAACTATTCGTCCGAGAATTCTGACGAATCCTCTGACGCACGTCTGAAAAAATTCTTATCAGCTCATCCTGATGCTGTGGTTTACACACCATCCGGTGCGAAGTGGGGATCCGCTGAAGACCTCAAAATTGCTCAATGGATTTCTTCCAGGGTGAAGGTGATCAACCCAACCTGCAAAGCCCATGACATGACCTCCTGGTCTAACACCGTTCGCCTGATGCGCCAGATAGACAACCGGTCACACCAGGACATCTGCGCGCTTTACGACTGGGCCAGCAAGCACCACTTCTGGCATACAAACGTCCTGAGCCCGGAAAGCCTGCGTAAGCAGTGGGACACGCTGACGATGCAACGCAATGCTGGTGGCGAGCAGCGCACCGGTAAGCAGGATCTGGACTTCAACAACACTGACTGGGCCTATGAGGTGATGCGATGAAATCTCTTGCAGAGCAGATGCGTAACCACGACCGCGAGCAGATGAGCCGCATGGCCCATAACCTGCCAGAACAGTACCAGGAGCACGCACCGGTCGAGCAGGTGGCTCAGGTGTTCAACAAGCTGTTCAACGAGCTGCGCGCTGCGTTCCCGGCCAGCATGGCAAACTTCCGCACCCAGGACGACCTGAACGAATTCCGTCGTCAGTGGCTGCTGGCGTTTCAGGAGAACGGGATCCACACCATGGCTCAGGTCGATGCCGGTATGCGCATTGCCCGCCGCCAGGAGCGTCCATTCCTGCCGTCGCCTGGTCAGTTCGTCGCCTGGTGCAAACAGAGCGGTGGGGCGCTGGGAATTACCGTGGACCAGGTGATCGCCGAATACTGGGACTGGCGTAACAGATCGTTTGAGTTCACATCCAGCGAGCAATTCCCCTGGTCGCAGCCGGTCGTGTACCACATCTGCGTCGAACTGCGTCACCGCAGCACAGAGCGCCAGTTGACTCATGGTGAGTTGACCCGCGAGGCGGGCGATCTGCTGGACATGTGGGAGAAGCGCGTCACCGAGGGTAAGCCAGTGCCACCCGTGCGTCGCGCAATTGCAGCACCGGCTGCCGAGCACGGTCCTACGCCGATCCAGCTGCTACTGGCGAAGTACAACCGCAATAAGTCGAACGGGATGGTGTGAGATGGACAGCTTAAAGCAACGCATCGTTGATTACGTGGCCGCTAACCAGCCTGTTAAGCGCGCTGACCTTATCGTGGTGATTGGCATTAGTGGTAAGGGGTTGGATCGGGAAATCGCAGCACTGCGTGGTCTGGAGATGATTTTCAGCATGGCGGGCTTCGGCTACTTCACCAGTAAAGCGTCTTATCAGGAATGGATTCAGGGTGCTGGCGCAAATTACCTGAAGGACCGGGCTATCAAAGGCGGCTACCGCAGCGTAGAGGCTCGCAGGCAAAGCGAGAACAGCTACCCGGCGCGCATCATGTCGGTATTGAGTGATGGCAGTAAGTTGGGGGCCTCCCAAATCGCTGAGGCCATGGGTGCCACCTATCGAAGCATATCCAGCGTTATTTCGGTGATGGTTAACGCTGGCGAGCTGAAGTTTGAAGGACAAAAAGGCCATCGCGTTTATTCGCTCTCGAATCCGAAAAAGAAAGCCGGCCGCCGCGCTGAGTCGGTAAACGTGATCTGCCAGGAATGCCGCAACAGTCCAGCAATGAAGCGAGTTTTGATGGTTTGGGGGAGGGTAGGGATATGAAAATTTACATCGCAGGACCAATGACTGGCTACAAAGATTTCAACCGACCTGCATTTAAGGCATTTGCGCTGAAGTTAAGTCTGGATGGGAATGTTGTTCTCAACCCTGCCGTGTTACCTGACGGTCTGGAGCAACGCGAATACATGGATATCTGCTGCGCAATGATCCGCTGCGCAGAAGCTATTTTCATGCTTAAAGGCTGGGAGAGCTCAGAGGGTGCAGTTGCTGAACATGCGCTGGCCCGGAAGATAGGCCTTGAAATAATCACCGAATGCCAAGGAGCCGCCCAATGAGCAACATCGACAAACATGCTGAACTGCGGAAAGAACTTTCAAATCCGGCAATCGGTAGTAACGCACACTTGCGTAAGTTAGCGCTGGCGCTGCTGGATGAACTGGACTCCGCAGAGAAGCGGATTGTTGAGCTGACTGAAGCGCTAAGGCAGTCAGTTATTGGATATAAATCATGCCTGCATATGGGTCATGACCGCATTCTTGATCTTGGTGGTGACTGTGACGCGCCGGAAGTGATGATTGCTGGAAACCCTGACATTCAGCAGGCTGAGAAGTTGCTAGCCGCTGTCACAGCTAAAGGAGAGTGAGCATGGAAAAGCCACTGAATAAACGTGAGCGAGAGTTTTTAAAGCCAGCCATAGTTTATCGTTGGAAAATTGAAATATCGCCATACCGAAAAACAGCGCTTTGGGATGGTGACTCTCTTTTCCCTGTCAAAGTGGGTGCAATGGCTGAAGACCTGATAAAGCGCGGTTTTCTGGAACGTGTTTCTATGGGATTTGGTCGAGACATTATCAGAGCAACCAAAAAGGCAGAAGACCTACATTGTTACCGCTGCCATTACGGAAAAGCGATTAACGAAAATGGCCAGCCGGGCAAGGACTGCCCGCATTGCGATGGTGGTGTGATTGTGAAGAGGGCTAACCCATGAGCACAATTACCAGAGAATTCACCAAAGAGCAGTTACAGCAAATTATCGAAACTGATCACGTTCAATGCGGTGAGGCTTCGGCGCTGGCACGTATCGCGATGGCATCGCCAGAATGCCACGCACGCCCTGTTCATCCGAGAATTACCAGTGAGGAGTTGGACGATGATACGTTAGACCAGCTGATAGATTTTCGTCGTAGCACTTTCGAATATCACTCGCAGCAGGACAACAAGGTTCAAACCATTATTCATGGCGTAACATTGACGGCCATGCTCGAGCTTAAAGAGCGCCGCGCCGCCATGCTCCAGGGTGCCGAACCTGTAACGACGGCTATAAGTTGCACTAAATAGATTGCGAGAAACCAACGCAATGAAAGATAATTGTTTTAATGTAGTCTTAACCGGTGAAATTATGTTTAAGCTAATTAACTTTGCGATTCGCCTTGCAGCATTAATGTCCGTGGTGTCACTAATTTCTATGGTAGTAGGCTGGCAAAACAGGGACTTAATAGCAATTTCGATAGACCTAATCATGATCATAATATGGCTGAGCCATGAGTTTGATATGAAGAAAAAAAATAGAATCTGAAATGACTTGTCCATTTGATTTTACATAATCATCCCGCCATAATCATGTCATCGGAGCCTGAACAACTCCGGTGACTTCTTCGCATTTGATGGGGACATTAAATGCGACCACAATCTGAACGTCTCACCTTGTCACAGATGCAGAAATGCACCTGCGATTTTCTGCATTCAGCGTTACCTCTCGGAGGTGGCGTATGAAGCAGCACTACTGCATCGTTAACGACACCGTTAAACACAACCTCATCGAATTCATCCGCTCGTTGCCAGTAAACCCTCGCGCGCCGATGGTGGTCGAGGCCCGGGAAGAAACCCGCACCGACAAGCAGAACCGCTTGATGTGGCCGCTGCTGAAAGACCTGTCTGACCAGGTGGTCTGGCACGGCGAAAAACTGACCCGGGAGGAGTGGAAAGACCTCATCACCGTTCTGGTGAATCAGACCCAGACCCAGGACCAGGAGCAGAAATCCGCGCCGGGCATCAACGGCGGCCGTGTGTATTTCGGCGTCCGCACATCCAAATCCAGCAAGCGCTACATGGTTGATGTCATCGAGGCAATTTACTGGTTCGGCACCGACCGCGGCGTGAAGTTCTCTGAGGCATCCAGTAAACGCATAGCCTGGGCGCAAGAGTGGAGGGCTTCCCGTGGGTAATCCTCTCGCACGTGTCATCACAAACGAAATCTTCCGCGTTCCGGCGCGCCGCCAGCGTAAGCCCGCGGTTAAGCCGTCCGACATCCCTACCCTGAAGGACTACACCGCCCGCCTGGTGGATCAGAAATGGCTACGTCTCTCGGCGCGGAGGACGCATGGCTAAGTTACCGCGCCGTAAGTGTGCCCATAAAGCTTGTCGTCAGTGGTTCCACCCGGTTCGCGACGGGCAGGTTGTTTGCAGCTTCGAGTGCGCCAGCGCGGTAGGCAAAGAACAGACCGCAAAAGCCCGTGAAGCCGCTAAGCAGAAGGAAGTACAGCGCCAGCGCACTGAAGAGAAAGCAGGTCGCCAACGCCGCGCTGCACGTCGTAATGATCTGAAGCCAATCCGTCACTGGGTGCAGATGACTCAGCGGGCTTTCAACGACTGGCGTCGCAAAATGCTTCTGGCCGCCGGGTATGGCTGCATATCTTGCAGAACCAAAAATGCCTTTGCATGGCACGCCGGACATTACCGCACCACGGCCGCCGCTCCACAACTCCGCTTCAATCCCGATAATTTGTGGCTTCAATGCTCCGCCTGCAATGTTTACAAATCCGGGAACATCGAGGCATACCGCGCAGCGCTGGTCGAACTGATCGGCGAAGAGCGAGTGCTGGCGCTGGAATCCAACAACGAAACCCACCGATACACTCGTGAAGAGCTGGACGGCATCCGCGCCAAGGCCAGAGCAGACCTTCGCGCGCTGAAACAGCGGGAGGCCGCATGAACCATAACGACTTTCTCCGGTATCAGGCCGAAAGCGTTAAGCGCGTCAGCCTGCCGCCAGTAGCCAAGCACACCCAAACAAGCAGACCAAACAGCCAGAGAGGGCAGCAGCATGAATCTTGAAAACACAGTGAAATACCACTTCGCTAAATCCACGCTGATTAGCGACTCTCCGCGCGCTACTGCGTCAGACTCATTAACCGGTACTGATATCATGGCTGCAATAGGTATGACACAGGAGCGAGCTGCAATGGGGTACAGTGCGTTCCTCGGAAAGATGGGCATTAGCCAGAATGACCGGGAGAGGGCGATCGAACTTCTGGCTGAATACGCCCTGACCAAATGCGATAAGGTGGCTGCGCTCCGCAAGCTGGGTTCCTCGGCTAAACCGCTGGTGATGTACCAGTTGGCTACCTTCGCTTTTGAAGATTACTCGCGCAGCGCCGCCAGCACGAAAAAGTGTGATTGTTGCGATGGGAATGGGTTCATTGAGGCTGATGTGTTTACAATGAAATCGCACTACACCATGAAGCTCCCGCAGTGGGCAAAAGACCTTAAGCAATCGCCGGGCGATTTCGAGGTCAAGCGGCAGGTGAAAGAGTTGGCTCGGATACTGTGCTCAGCCTGTAAGGGTAAGAAGGTGGTCAGCTGCGCCTGCAATGACTGTCACGGGCGCGGGAAAGCGGTGAATAAGGCGCTCACTGAGAAGCAGGGTGTACCGGTTCTGTCCGATTGCAAGCGCTGCAGTGGTCGCGGGTATGAACGCATTCCATCAACAGAAGCCTATGCAGCTGTTTGCCAGATAACAGATGCGATAAGTGTTGCCACCTGGGAGAAGTCTGTTAAATGCTTCTACGATCAGTTGATCACGAAGTTCGATATTGAAGAGGCATGGGCTGAATCACAGCTGAGAGCAATAACTCGATAGCGACATAAATAATCGTTCTCTATTTTATTGTGAGCTATTTACATTTCCGGAATCTGTGTTAAATTCATCTCTAAAGATGGGCTTTGTATGTCCACGGTTAGAAATAAAATATAAAAAACCTCGCTACGGCGGGGTTTTGTCGTTTCTGGAGGCTGGGAATGTGAAAGGTAAATGGGTCGACCGCAGATTGCAGTTCCGGTATGAGTAATTTTTTAACACAGGCTACCCTTTGTCATTGCGGTTATCGGAATCTCTATCCGGAGGTACCCGGTCTGTCTCATAATCATTTGTGGAGAAACAGCGGGCAGGGGCGGAATTCGATGGTTTGTCTTCGTCGTCGATAGTGGCTATTTTGCATACTTCACCATTTGCCGTATTAAATAGCAGAACCTCAGTCACATCTCCTTGGGCATTTTTCTTTTTTTCTATTAGCTGCCATGTTCCTGCTTGATTTCCGAATTTATCATGCTGCTCGTTAGGAATTGGTGGGGGAGACGATGTCGCATCATCACACCCGGAGAGCCATAACAAGGCAAGCACTGGAACAATTTTTTTCATGTGATTAAACCTGCTTTGATTGAGTTCATCGGTGAGACGTTTTATCCCCATGAAAGTTCACTATTGAATCATTCTACTTTTCAAAGGCATCAGCCCAGGGCCATTTTTACACATGAGCCGTCAGAGGGGCGCTCACTCAGTGTGTTGTCGTAAATCCATCAGGCGGTCATTCCCTTTACACACAACACCCCGAACCCGGAGGTGTGGAATGCAATGTATGAACCCAACAAATGGACACGACCTGCCGTACTGGTGGTCGGCTGCTTTAGGGGGGGTTAGCCTACAGGATTACGTATTTATTATCGGTGTCCTGGTATCGGCGCTTTTCACGATAAAAACCTATTAGGCAAAACGTAAAGAAAAGCGTGAGCGTATGGCTGAAGAAAGGAAAAGAACCCAGCTGCTGGCGAACTACTTATCAGATGTAGGTAAAAAACCACACTCCGATCGTCCGGCTACCGCCGAGGTGGTGACGGAGGCTATGCGGAGAATTTCCAGTGGCACAGTTGAAACTGAGTAAGAAAAGCAGGGCGTGCCGGTTCTGGCGGACTGTAAGCGCTGCGGTGGGATCTTGTTGTTTCTAAGGGCTGCCTACGGGCGGCCTTTTTTGTTTCCCCTCGTTCTGAGAGGACTCACGGCAATTAGAGGGGGCTAAACATTCATCTCGGTTGCCGTTGCGCAATGCAAAAAAAACGGGGAATGACATCGCATTCCCCGCTCAACGGTTTTCACGTTTTATCTGTCTGTGGCTGTGAAAACCAGCGGCAGGAATCTAGTTCCTTACAATTGAAATTACAATCTCAAAAGTTAAAAAAATTAATTAATAAAGTTAAAAAATATCAACCCCTGTCGTTTGGTAGATTGACGATATTTATGAATCACAGCTAAATTGCTCTCGTGGTGAATCCCCCTATGCGGCGGGGCGTACAGTCAAAGTTTCTCTGATGAGAATCGTAAACGAGATCGCGGACTTCGTGACTGGAGAGTCCACCGGGAGGCACCCGTCGCCACTTAACTATAACAATTCCTGTTGTGAATACACTTCGGCCTGTTTACCCGGACGGGCGTCTTTTTTGGTCAGCCTCCTGTTAAATTGCCATTGACTCAGATTATGAATCAAACATAGATTATGAATGTGGTGAATCCTTTCTAAGCGAAAGGGCGTTCCAGTCGACTGTTATTTGCAGGTATGCGCGCGATTTTACTGACATGGGGTAGAGTCACCGGGAGGCACCCGGCACCACAAAGTATAAATATTAATAATGCTTTCCACCCCTTGAGAGCCTGCCATAAACAGCAGGTTTTTTTTTGCCCTAATTTTCCAATTGCCGCTATGCTTTAGTCGTGAGTCGACTCTACCTGTCTAATGGTTCTCCTGAACCAATAGTGAATCTGCCGATACAGTACCACTCTGGATAGTCAGTCGTTCTTGCTCCTACCTTAATTGATAGTCTAACCATTTAGCCCGCCCTTAAACGCGGGCTTTTTTTATTCCTTCACACAGCACCCGCAAGCAGCGAGGTGAGAGACGATGAAAATGCATAACGATCCCCACTCCTGGACGGAGTTTATCGAACTGCTCCACAGCTGGTGGCGCGGTGAAACACCGATGGGTGCCGTATTGCTATCGGTGGTCATGGCTGCCATGAGAATTGCTTACGGCGGTGGTGGCTGGAAGAAAATGCTTCTTGAAGGAGCCATATGTGGAGCTCTGACTCTTACAGCTGTATCAGCTCTTGATTACTTTAACCTTCCGCAGTCTCTGTCGATTGCTATCGGCGGCGCGCTCGGGTTTGTTGGCGTAGAGCAGGTTAAAGCTGTAGCAGGCAGGGTGTTTAGTTCTCGATTCGGAGGCGGTGATGCAAACCAGTGAAAAAGGGATTGCCCTGATCAAAGAATTCGAAGGTTGCAAGCTCACTGCTTACCAGGACAGCGTCGGCATCTGGACGATCGGCTATGGCTGGACTCAGCCTGTGGATGGGAAAACAATCCGCGGCGGAATGACCATTAAGCAGGAGACGGCAGAACGCCTGCTGAAGACCGGCCTGGTAAGCTATGAAAGTGATGTTTCTCGCCTGGTTAAAGTCGGGCTGACTCAGGGGCAATTCGATGCCCTGGTGTCGTTCACGTATAATCTCGGCTCTCGCTCATTGTCGACTTCGACACTGCTGCGGAAACTCAACGCCGGTGATTACGCTGGTGCTGCTGAAGAGTTCCTGCGCTGGAATAAGTCAGGCGGAAAAGTTATGCCGGGGCTCACGAATCGCCGCAAGGCTGAGCGTGATGTGTTCCTGTCATGATGGGCATCCTGGAGAAACACTGGAAACTACTGGCGCTGATGTTGCTGGTGTCAGTTGCATTCATCGCCGGTAGCGTATGGAGCAGCCGAGGTTGGGAAAAAAAGTGGTCGGAACGTGATAGCGCGGAATTATCGCAAACAGCGAATGCGCAGACCGTAGCCCGCATGATTGAACAAGGGCGCGTAATCGCCCGCGAAGAGGCTGTAAAAGATGTACAAGCACAAGCTGTTAAATCTGCTGCCACTGCTGCTGGCTTGTCTGCCACTGTTAGCCAGCTGCGCACCGAAGCAACAAAACTTGCCGCCCGCCTGGACGCCGCAAAGCACACCGCAGATCTTGCCGCTACCGTCAGAAGCAAAACAGCCGGAGCCTACACAGCAATGCTCGCCGACATGCTCGGAAGTCTTACAGAAGAAGCTAGATATTATGCTGAACGATCTGACGAAAGCTACCGGGCTGGAATGACGTGTGAGCGTATCTATGACTCGGTGAGACATTCGAGTAGCCAGAATCGTTAGATAGCGTATCTATATAATTCTGATTATTTTAAATGGTGCCAAATCGATTGCATCGATATGCAACTCAATAAAAAACCCCTAAGGAGAAATCCGCGCAGGGGTGCTGGATAATCAGCTAATGATTAGATACATAACAAAATTTAACCGATGGTTTTTAGGTTAAAATGCTGTTTTATATTTTTCATGTTGCTTTTTAACTTACTCTAAACCGAAGCCTCGCAATAGCGGGGCTTTTTTCTAACTGAGGATTACCAATGACCGTACGTGCTAAATTTTTCTGCCAATCAATTCAGAAGGCAGAAGATGATTCATATCGAACCATCCACATGAGCCCAGTGACCGCTGACACCGAGGAAAACAAGTCGTGGTCAAAGTACACGCCTGGCGGTCAGTTAACGATGCATGTGTCCAACCCGGCAGCTTTCGAACAGTTCGAGCAGGGCAAAGAATACTTCATCGATATTCAGCCGGTGCAGTAACCATTACAAAGCTCATCTGCTGGTGGGCTTGATAATGATTATAAACTTAAGCATTTGAATCAATCAGCTGATTATCTTGCACAATTGGATTTCTTCCTGCTCGTTGATCCTGGCGTACTCGCTGATTTGTTTAATAAGTGACTCTTTGTTATTAGACATTAAGGATGAAACGTAGCAACCAGTTCTCCATTCGAAAACGCTTACAAAAAACAAGGGCGCTGTTTTTGAGTACTGATAATGTATTGAGAGGTCATTGCAAATTCTTTTCTTTTCCATAGGGTAATTTTCTACTTAATGCAAATTATCGGCATTTATAATGCTTCATTGGTTTGAGAGAAATGAACACTTCACTTTGGGTAAAGTGATACTTAATTACTGCTAAAAATAGTAGGATTAATCTTAGGTTATTGTTGTTTTTGGCACAATATGAATAATAAATTCGACTAAACACAACGATAACAAACGATGAAAATTCAATCTATTGCAATCGCTTTGCTGGTGGCGATATCGTCACCTTCATACTCAGCATTTCAGGAAAGGGAATACAATACCTGGTATCAGAAAGATGCTGTGCTTTACGACATTACGCAGACCTCAGAGGGATTGCCGGTCATGATAAGCATCTCGCAACCAGGACGGGGATCAGCCAATATGCTCGTATCCTATATGTCCGATGGTAGTTGTGAGGATAAGAAGGATTTTCTTAATGTGAACGGGAAGGATGTTCCTGCAACTTACAGCTGTGTATCAGTCGGGGTAAACAGGATTGAGCACTTTGCAATTAATGATGCCGAAAAGGTCAATGAGATGGTTAACCACCTCAAGTCTGATTTCACTTTGTTGCTTCAGAACGATATCAAAGTCTGGGCAGCAAACGTAAAGACACCGAAGTACGGCATAGCGCCAAGATTTTAAATCGCCATATTTAACCGCCTGCGGGCGGTTTTTTATTGCCATCACCATGAGTAGACTCATTGTAATGGCAATATCCTTTATAAGGGATAAATACTTGAATATCCCTTCAAGCGGATACAGAGGCTCTCAATGTCCGACATCTACCAAATCACGCTAACCACCCTGACTGGCGAAACCTTCACGGGCAAGATGTCACGACGTCAGCCAGAGCTTGTTAACGGCTTTGTGCCGCTGGCGACCGAGACGGGAGAGTGGCTGTATTTCGCTCCGGCCGATGTGAAGCGCGTGCAGTTCACGCCAGTCCCAGCAGAGCAGACCGAACAGCCAGCAGAACAATCAACGGAGTAACGAATGGCAGGTCTAACAATTAAGCAAGAGGCTTCCTTTCTGGCACACATCGAAACGGGTAATGCTTGTTAAGTTATCTGATGAATTTTCATTTACATTCAAAAGACTAGCATCAGGCGCTTTTACGATGCGCCTGATGATATCTTCTCGATGAAAATTATCTGCGCCGGAAGATTCGTCCAAGGGCAGCGGCGCTTGCAGCAGCAATTTCGGAGTCAACTTTATTTGTTAACTCAAGAAGGCGACTGATCACCTCGCGCGAAGTAGGACCCCCTTCACCAAGGGCATAAATCGCGCTCACAGCAACTTTATTATCTGTTTTCCTGGTTAATTCAATTAGTCGAGTAACTACAGCGTTTTCCATAAGAATCTCCATTTATTTTGGGAAAAAATATGGCACTCACCGACAAGCAAGAAATGTTCTGTCGCGAGTACCTCATCGATTTAAACGCCACGCAAGCGGCTATTCGGGCGGGGTACAGCGTCAGAACTGCGAACCGTACTGCGTCCGAAAACCTGTCAAAACCTGACATCCAGACCAGAATTGCCGAACTCAAAGCGCAACGCAATGATCTGGTTGGTATAAATGCGACATACGTCCTGAATCGTCTCGTTGAGATTGACCAGATGGATGTGCTCGACATCCTGACATCGACCGGTGAGCTGAAGCCGGTTTCTCAGTGGCCGAAGGTCTGGAGGACAACGCTATCCGGGCTGGATGTTGTTGAGATGTCATCTGAGGGAAACACCGCCGCGCTGCTCAAGAAAATAAAGTGGCCTGACAAGGTTAAGAACCTTGAGCTTATTGGTAAGCACATCGACGTCCAGGCATTCCGTGAGCAGGTGAAAACTGAGCATGTCGTTGAATCAATTTCTGAACTGATGGATTCACTGTCTCAGGGGGCTTAATGAAACCTGAGCACCTCAAACTGCTGTCCGACAAAGACTGGCGGCTGAACAATCTCTACTGGATCACCAACAAAGAGGGAAAGCCAACTCGCTTCAGGATGACGCCTGAGCAGCGGGAATACTTCGAGGGGATCCACACACGTAACATCATCCTGAAAGCTCGTCAGCTCGGTTTCACCACTGAGGTATGCATAATCCAGCTCGACGCTGCCCTGTTCGAGTCAGCAAAGTGCGCGTTGATTGCCCACACGTTGAATGACGCGAAGCGCCTGTTCCGCGAAAAAGTGAAGTACGCTTACGACAAGCTCCCAGCAGAGATCAAGGCGGCCAACCCGGCGAGCAATGATTCGTCTGGTGAACTCGTCTTTAAGAAGGGCGGATCGCTATACGTCAGCACGTCATTTCGTGGCGGTACTCTGCGTTACCTTCACGTTTCTGAGTTCGGAAAGATATGCGCCAAGTATCCTGACAAAGCCCGGGAAATCGTCACCGGTGCGTTTGAGGCGGTATCGACCGGATGCTTCGCTACTATTGAAAGCACGGCAGAGGGCCGGGCGGGTTACTTCTTTGATTACTGCCAGACGGCAGAGAAAGCGCTGTTACAGGGGAAGCCTTTATCCGCGCTGGACTGGAAGTTTTTCTTCTTCTCCTGGTGGAAGAATCCACTGTACGCAATTGATCCGGTAGAGCCGCTACCGCAGCGCCTGGTTGATTACTTCGCAGAAATGGAAGCGAAGCACGGCGTAGTGGTTAACGAACGCCAGAAAGCCTGGTACTACGCCAAAGAGAAAACTCTCGGCGACGACATGAAGCGCGAATACCCGACCATTCCGGCCGAGGCATTCCAGCAGTCGGTCGAGGGAGCGTACTACGCCAAACAGTTCCGCTGGCTCTACACCAACAAGCGGATCGGCCAAATCCCGGATAACTCGCACCTCCCGGTTCACACGTTCTGGGATATCGGCGTGGGCGACTCCACAGCTATCTGGTTCGTTCGCGAGGTCGGCAATGAGTTCCACATCATCGACTACTACGAAAACTCCGGTGAAGGCCTGAGGCACTACATGAAGGTGCTGAAGGATAGGGGCTATGAGTACGGCGAGCACTGGGGACCGCACGACATCGAAAACCGCGAGTTTGCTGCTGATGCTAAGTCACGCAAAGAGCTGGCGCGCGAAGGTTACGAGATTGACGGCCAGATGTATTCAATGAGCTTCCGCGTTGTGCCTAAGGCCGGGATCGACACTGGCATTGAGTCGGTCCGTGAAATCCTCAAGTCCTGCGTATTCGATGAAGAGAAGTGTGCTGTTGGCATCTCTCACCTCGAAGGATACCGCAAGGAGTGGGATGACAAGCGCGGCTGCTGGAAAGATAAACCGCTTCATGACTTCACCTCACACGGCGCTGACAGCTTCCGTTATTTCGCAGTAGCGAAGAACAACCGCAAGCAGGTCGGCACAGTATTCTTCTAAGGAGCATCGCTAGTGAGCGAACAAGATAACGGCCTTCAACTGGCTGTGAACAGCCTCGCCACTGAAATGAGGCGAGCGAATTACCTGAATGCCATCGGCATCGGCGGCGGAAACACGAAGCGCCCGACGCTTTACCAGGAGTTTGGCTACCCGCGCACTATCACTTTCAACGACTTCTACAACATGTACCGCCGCAACGCCGCTGGCTTCGCTGTGGTGCATCGCCTGCTGGATGGCTGCTGGCAAGACTATCCGGTCATAGTTGACGGCGATGAAGCGCAGGAGGCGGAGAAAACAAACGCCTGGGAAAAGAAAGTCACCAAGTTCATGAGGAAGCTGTGGCCGAAGGTGAAGGATGCCGACCGTCGCAATATGGTCGGGCGATACTCCGCACTTCTGCTCCAGGTGAAAGACAATCGGAACTGGGATCAGGAAGTTGACACTGCTTTAGTTAAACGTCTCGGCGAGTCGGCGCTGGTAAAACTTATCCCGGTGTGGGAGCCGCAGTTAACCGTTGCCGAATGGGATAACGACCGTCAGTCTGAAACGTTCGGTCAGCCGAAGATGTTCAACTTCAACGAGCAGCCGGTCGGTGATGAACCTTTCGTCGGTCCGATGCGCGGAGAACCGGTACACCCGAGCCGCGTTATCCTGTTCTGCGAAGGTTCTGAAGACGACAACGTGCTATCCGGCATCCCGCTACTGGAAGCAGGCTACAACAAGGGCCTTGACCTTGAGAAGGTTTCTGGAGGTGGTGCCGAAGGATTCCTGAAGAACGCCAGCCGCCAGATTGCGGTTGAGTTCAGCAAAGAAACCGACATGGCTACGCTGGCAGACCAGGCTAAAAAGGCTGGTTATGCCGATCTCGGCGAGGCGATGGGCGACAAGGTCAATAAGCTGAACCGCGGTACTGACGCGGCAGCTGTCATGCAAGCCGGGCAAATGCACGTTCTCAGTGTTACGCCTGGCGACCCTGGCCCGACCTGGGAGGTCACCGCGAACGAGTTGGCCGCCTCCGTGCAAATCCCGTTCACCATCCTGTTCGGTCAGCAGACCGGGCGACTGGCGAGCGACGAGGATAAAACAGACTGGGCTATCCGCCGCAATACGCGTCGTAATGGCTTCATGACTGACCGCATCACCGCGCTGTTAGAACGATTCTGGACGTTAGGCATCATTGACCCACCAACTAAAGGCGAGGTCACCATTTCGTGGAGCGACCTGCTGGCGCCCGGCGAGAAAGAGAAGATCGAGAACGCATCTAAACTGGCCGACATCGTGCAGAAAACCACTGGCTTCTATGGCGGTGAGCCGCCTGTTACAGCTAATGAGCTGCGCGAGATTGTTGGGCTTGACCCGCTGCCGGAACCAAAAGAACCGCCTAACCCGGACGATAAGGTGACAATTGATGATCCACTGGCCGATGACACCCGAACAGACGGCAAAGGTGGGCCTGCCGATAGTTCCTCGCAGCAAGGTTGACCCGACGCGATCGGCAAAGCAGGTCACCGCAATGTTCCGTGATATCGAAGGCCGGTATCTCGGCATCAAGCGCGCGCTGAAAGCACTGTTCGAGCAGCGCATGACCGGTCGGGAGCGTGAGGTTAACAGCCACAACTGGCACTTCCTCTGCCACGACAACGGCGAGGATATGAGGCTCTACCAGGTCAACGCCGGCAAGTTCATCTACGACATGTCGGCGCAGGAGCTGGCAGACCTGCTGGAAGCGGTGCAGAGCATTCTGGATGATTACCTGCTGGAAGGTGGCGAGCAAAATCTCTGGGCGATGGATTACGTCGTCGCAGAGGCGCAGCGCGGCACGCTGGAGGCCTTCAATAACCTCTCGCAGCAGTCGCAGGTATACGCCAGCCAGACAACGTTACAGCAGCTTTTAAGCAGCCCCGGTCATCTTAATCAGGTGGCGGCGGCAAGGCTGACAACGTTCAGTGACTGGAAGGTAATCAGTGACTCTGCCCGTGGTGACCTGACCAATATCATCACCGATGCGGTAGCGCGCGGCGTGAATCCTCGCGAGACGGCCAGCGTCATCAGCAAGCGCCTCGATGTGTCGATGTCGAAGGCAAAGACCATCGCTCAGACTGAGCAGGTCGGCGCGCTACGACAGGCGCAATGGAATGAAACGGACTGGGCGGCCGACAGGCTGGGGCTTAATACCGGCCTGCTGTGGCTGTCAGCGCTCAAGCCAACGACGCGTACCTGGCATGCCAGCCGTCACGGCAAGGTCTACACCACCGAAGAGGTGCGCGACTTCTACGCCGAGAACGGCAACCGGTACAACTGCTATTGCAGCCAGATTCCGGTGCTGCTCAACGACGACGGCAGCATTTTCAATGAAGGGCTGGCGGATAAGCTGGCGAAGGAACGTAAGCAATGGACAATGAAGGAGTCCGCTTAATCATTTTTTACATGGATAGCGGTAGCTCATGTAAAGCATGATTATTGAGCTTGCCGGCTTATCCCTAAAGCTTGGATTGCTCCTTAGATAACCACCGACCATGTCAGCGATCTGGCCTCTGGTAATATTGTCATCAGTACATGCAACGGTACCTTCCATGGCATCCCATACCCCAGTAACGTAGCCCAAATATTCGTTTGCATCACGAAAGTCTTTATCGCTGGCAGATGATTGCTCTGCACGCAAAGAGGCTTTGTATAGCTCATATAAATCGTTGCCGGACATGAATCCAGCGTGAACAGGGGCTGTGATTGTAAACGCTAAAGCCAATAACCATTTTTTCATTTTATTAATCCAAAGGGTTAAACATGAACCTTACCAGTATTCATGTTAAATCCCTCGCCATCAACGCCTCAAACATCTCAACGACCACCATCAACGGCCAGGAACACTACGTCATTCGTGGTGCAGTCCCGATCGTCGATGACATCGTGATGAATGGCGGCCTGTACCCGGCGGAGGAGATTAACAACAGCTACCTGACGATGGAGCGCAAGTTGATGCCGCTGGGTCACCCGATGGTGAACGGCAAATACGTCAGCGCCAACGACCCGCAGGCGGTTAACGATTATTACGCCGGGGCATGGGCTCAGAACGTCAGCAAGGCCAACGATAAGGTCGTGATGGACGTTTACGTCAATAAGGCCGTGGCTGAGACAAAACCCGACGGCAAACGCCTCATTCAGCGCCTGGACGACATGATTACCGGCAATAACGCCGATCCGATTCATGTCTCCACCGGCCTGCTGCTGAACAAAGAGCAAAAAACCGGTGAGTCGAAACAGAAGAAATACTCCTGGGTCGCTCACAACATGCAGTTTGACCACATCGCGATCCTGCTCGATGAGCCAGGCGCCGGAACCCCGGATGAAGGCGTCGGCATGTTCGTCAACGCTGACGGGCAAGAGGCTGATGTTGAATCGACGAGCCTCATTGATGCCGCTAACAGCATGAAAGATGGCTGGTGGAACAAAGTGAAGTTCTACATCAGCAACGCGTCAGAGATGTCTTTCGACGACATCTACCAGGCGCTGCGCATGTCAATCAAGCAGGATGACAAAAAGTGGCGGTACGTCGTCAGCGTCTGGCCTGACCGTTTCGTTTACGAAGAGGATGGCGAGAACGCCAAGCCAAAGCTCTTTGACCAGAAGTACCTCATCTCTGACAAGGTCGTAACGCTTGTCGGCGATCCAGTAGAAGTCGTGCGCAAACCAACTGAGTACGAAGTCAAAACCAACGGAGAAGAAAACCCGATGAAAGAGAAGATGATCGCCGCGCTCAATGCCGCAGGCGTAACAACCGATGGGCTGACCGACGATCAGGTCTGGGATGCCTACAACCAGCAGATGCAAAAGAAAGCCGGTGGCAGCGACCCTGGTCTGGCGCAGATTAACTCTGATGTGATTACTGCTGCTGTTAATGCTGCGCTCACCCCTCTGAACGAAAAGCTGAGCAAGCTGGAAACTCAGCTGCAGGCGAACGCTGAAAGCGACCTGAAAACCAAGCGTGATGCGGTGAAAGCGAAATTTTCGTTCATGACCGAAACAGCGATCAACTCGCTGACTGGCGAAGCGCTGAACGACATGTACTCGCAGTGCCAGACTAGCACCGGTCTGAACCCTGCATTCCAGGGGAATGGCGCTCAGAGTGAAATCCTTAACATGGAGGCACCTGAATAATGGCTCTCGCACCTCGTTTCCATACCGTAATCGCGGGCCCGGCCCGTAAGAATGACCCGCAGGTCATTGAAGCAATCATGGCGGCGGCCGTGAAACCCGGCTCACTGGTGATGCTCGACAGCACCGGGAAACTGGCTGTTCACAATGTCGCTGGTGGCGCAGGCGTGGCTCTGGCTCTTCAGCACAACTATATCGGCGGCGGTGACATTCGCGACGCGGTACCTGCCGGTGATACCGGCGCGGCCATCATGTGCGAAGACGATGTGGATTACCACATGCTGGTCAAAGCAGGCGAAGTGTTGCTGGAAAACGAAGGCCTGATTTCTGCTGGCGACGGCACTCTCTCTAAATCAGCCACACCAGCAACAGACAAAGTACTCTTCTTCTCACGCGAAAAAATCACCGTTGGCGCTGAAGCTCAGCTCGTGAAAGTTCGCAAATCAGGGAAAGCAACCGCATGAGCATGATCGTATTCAATAAAAAGCTTATCACCGAGCACAACCAGGTGAAGCAGGCGTGGAATCAGCTGCTGATGCAGCGTGAATCCTTCAACATCAACCAGAACACCATTTCCGCCCGGTACGGCGGCGCGCTGGAAGTTAACCAGGCAGCGCTGATCTCCAAAGACTACTGGCGCGAAGTGGACAACATCACCACCCGAGTATTCCGTAATGACGAAGGCAACGGCCTGCTGGATGATCTGCTAGGTCTCGGTACGCCGATCTCTATCGGCAAGACAGCGGCGCTGTACCGCGTTTCCAGTGACGCTGGAAAGGTTCATCGCTCACTGACGGGCCACGTGCCGGAAGAGCTGGATAAAGTCATCTACGACGAAGCTGGTGACCCCATCCCTATCTTCAACACCGGCTACGGTCGAGAATGGCGTGAGTGGAACGGCATGCAGTCCGAAAACCTTGATGCAATGGCAGATGACCAGGAAGCGCATGTTGCTGCAATTCGCGCAGATATGGCCGACTACATGCTTTCCGGTGATGCGAAAGTGAAGGTGAAAGGCTATCATGGCGCTGGTATTACCAACCATGCAAACACCAACCAGGTGGATCTGGGTGCATCCGGTCTGAATATCGACCTGACCACCTCGACGCCTGATCAATCAGTGGCCTTCTTCACCGGTCCGTTTGCTAAGCTGCTGGATGATAACTACGTGCAGGAGAAGGTTAAAGTTTGGGTGTCTCCGGACATCATGCGAAACCTTAATCGACCTTATTCTAACGCTGCCGGCTTTAAAGAAGGCACCGTGCTGGAATACATCATGCGCTATGGTCGCATTGAGTCTATTAACCAGACCTTCAAACTGACCGGTAACCACTTTGTCTCGTACGTGCGTAACCCGCAGTACATCAAGACACGAATCGCCGCGCCGGTTGGTACCTTCATGATCCCGCGTCAAAACCCGTTCGACAACTACAACTCCCTGGTCTGGAGTGCTGTCGGTCTGCAGATTAAGCGCGATTTCAACGGTCGTTCTAAAGTGTTCAACGCACAGGGTTAAGGGGCTTCGGCCCCTTTTCTTTAGGAGAGAGCATGAAAAAGTTAAAAGTCGAGAAGACTGGCTGCTGGGGAGCGATTAACGGCGTATTCCAGCAACTGCCGGTTGGTCATGAGTTTGTTGCGGTTGATGTGCCGCCAGCTTTCGCTGGGCGCGTTTCAGTGGTTGGCGAAGTTGACGAGCAGGAGCTTGAAGTCGCCACACCTGGCGCCGACGATAAACCTGCAGAGCAGGCAGAGCAGGCAGAGCAGGCAGAGCAGGCAGAGCAGGCAGAGCAGGCAGAGCAGGCAGAGCAGGCAGAGCAGGCAGAGCAGGCAGAGCAGGCAGAGCAGGCAGAGCAGGCAGAGCAGGCAGAGCAGGCAGAGCAGGCAGAGCAGGCAGACACCTCCGCTAAATCGAAAAAGGCGAAATAACCATGGCTGACCCAATCACAGCGGCAGATGTGCAACAGTATCTCGGTGAATTGGGATATTCCATCCCGGGCGCGTTGCTGGATCCGATCCTCTGCGCGGTAAACAAGATTATTCCGTGCCTCGATGGCGCGGGGTATGACGACTGCACCGCAAAGCTGATCATGATGTACGCCGCAGCGTTGATGGCCACGTCGTCCGGGGCTCGCCGAATCAAATCGCAGGGTGCGCCGTCCGGCGCGTCCCGTTCGTTCGATTACGATGCTGACAGCATCACCTGGCTGCGCGACTCGTTGGCCCGGCTTGATACCAGCGGGTGCACCAGTGAGTTGCCGATTAGCGTAGGTAACAGTGTGGGCCTATTCATGGTGGTAGGAGGTTGCTGATGCTTGAAGCAAAACAAATTGCCGAGCTACTGAACCAGTTATTCGCGATAGACCCTGCGGCGGCGGCTGACCTGGTCAATCACCGGGTGGTCTGCAACGACGCATTTCTCGGTAGTGACATCCCATTTGTCTACTCTCAGTCTCGCGATGGCATCATCACCATGGGTGTGGTCGGGTTCGTGAATGCCATGGCTAAACCAGGAACTGGCCGCGCAGCTGCTGTGTATGACGATGCTAACCAGCTTACTGGCTTCACCGTCGTGGGTGCTGAGCAATGACGTACAAATCAGTGACAGATGGCTTGCCTAAACCACTGGAACGAGTCTGGGTGATGACCGACACCGGGCGGGAGACTACCGGCTACGTGAAAACGGACGGCGAGTGGTTCATCAATTGCCCGCGCATCCGGGCGACTGGCGCGAAGGTGCTGAGGTGGAAAGAATGACAGAGCGAGTGAAGAAGGCGAGCGATAACCGTTTGTCGTTCATGTGCCCAGGGTGCGGTAGTCGCCATGTGGTGCAGGTTGGCAATGGCGATGGTCCGCGATGGGGATGGAATGGAAGCGTGGATAAACCAACGCTTACCCCCAGCGTTTTAGTGACTGGATTCATGCCAAGCGATGAACCCGAGGAGTTTAACGACGCCACGAAAGATAAGCCGTTTACCTGCCATTCATTTGTGACGGACGGGAAGATTCAATATCTGAATGACTGTACGCATAGCATGGCAGGCATGACGGTGCCGCTACCAGAGCTTAGAGGAGTGAGCGATGTCTAGCGTAGCGAACTGGTCATGTACCGCCACGGCGACCATCTGGCGCAGCCTTGGTAAGGATGAAACTGGCGATCCGCTGGGATATACCGAACCTGAGCAAATCCTCTGCGATTACGAGGGCGGCCTCAGCAAGAAGTTAGCCAGCCTGGGTGCAGAAATCGTCGTGAAGAACACCGTCTGGACGGAGTTCGCGCTGGCGGCCACTGGTGATTACCTGCTGATTGGCTCGTCGACAGAGCCAGATCCGGTTGTGGCCGGTGCCGATGAGGTGCGTCAGGTTATCCGCTACGGCGACACGTTCGAGCGAGTGGCGGATGATTACGCCATCCTTACTGGAATCTGATAAACCTGTGCAATAATAGGGTAAAAAATTATGTGGATTGAAAGGTAATGGGATTTCAATATTGGTTCACGGTTTGCGCGATATTTTTGGTTGGTCCAATCGCCCTTGTCCAATCGTTTGTCTACTGTCGTAGGGGTGTTTATACCAAAACATTCAAAGGAACGCTCCGAAAAGAGTACATTCACGTGGATGAAAAGCCTATTGAGTTCTGGTTCAGCATTATCTTTCACATGGTAATGGGCATGGCGATGATTGTTTTAGGTTTCTGGCTACTAGAGGACATCCCCGTGGTTAACCATTGGTACACTGAAATTCGCGCAATGCTCCCTTTTTGATTCACCTTTTAAATGACACCAGACCTCGCTCAGGCGGGGTTTTTTATTGCCTGGAGAAAGCCATGGGCATCAAAGTGCGTGGCGTTAGGCAGTCGAAAGCCGGACTCAACCGCATCATTAACGACGTGAAAGGGCGCAAGGTTGTCCGGGCGCTTCAGTCAGCAATGATAATTGGCAGCTCGCAGGCCGCGCTTTATACGCCGATCGACACCTCAACACTGTTGAATAGCCAGTATCGGGAGTTGATAAATAACGGCGTTCGTCTGACTGGTCGTGTGGGATATACGGCTAACTACGCTGTTTTCGTTCACGATCCGAACGTTCCTCAAACCTTCCGCCGCGCCACCGCGCAGAAAGAGTTCCTCACCAAAGGCTTTGAAGACACCCGCCGCCAGATTGATGCCGTAATGCGCAAGGAGCTTTCAGTATGACGCCAGCCATGTATGAGCGCGTGCGTAACTACTTCGTTGATGCCGGGCTTACCACTGGCTTCATCGTTCAGTTGCTGGCGTGGGAAGATACAAAGAAGTTAACCGACGCATTCATCGTGTTCCGGCCTAACGGCGGTACCGACATCAGAAATGACCTCGGATCTGACCACTACGTGCTGGTGGATGTCATCTCCGCCAAGGACAAGCGCCGCGCTGCCGCAGATAAAGCTCAGGAAATCATCAATCATGTCGAACTGAACGACATTACTGATGAGTGCCTTGGCCTGATTCAAAACCTCGGCAACATGCCTGCTCCTATCCTGACCGAAGAGGGCCGCCTGGTCTTCAGACTCCAGTTCATGTGCGTTTACGGCGAATAACCCCCATCACCAACCCATCAGGCTGCCATTCGGCGGCCTTTTTTATTTGAGAGGTACACATGCAAGGCTGTGCTAATGATTTTGGCAAGCTGATCGGGAAAGTAGCTGTGCTACGCATGGCCTTTGGCTGCCCCGACGCAGTGCCAGCGCTTTCTGAGTGGAAGCGTCTCGGCGCTATGACGACCAAGGGCATCGACTATTCGATGAACACCATCAACTCCGAGGCAGATGATGCTAAAGGGCTGGTGGAGAACCTGGTCAACAACATGGATCTGACGATCTCCGGTGAAGGGGAGTTTCGTAAGTCTGACAAAGATAACGAGATCGGCGCGTGGCGTCTGTCGAAGTACATCTTTGATGAAGTCCAGGCAGGCCGTCAGCCTAACCTGTGGGTGCGTTTCGACTTTGCGGGTGAGAACGCGGGCACTTATATCCAGGGCTACATGAACACCACCTCATGGTCTGGTGATTTTGGTACCAACGATATTTCCACCTTCTCTGGAGAGTGGAAGGTCTACGACGCTGACACCGTTGTATTTGAAGTCGCTGACTCCATCGCGGCCACTGGCGTTGATGTTACCCCTGCAACTGCATCTCTGGTCGTTGGCGCAACCCAGCAACTTAGCGGCGCAGTTCAGCCAACCGATGCGACTAACAAGGCGATCACGTGGACGACTTCGGCGCCATCTATTGCCACCGTCAGTTCAACCGGCCTGGTAACGGCCGTCGCCGCAGGAACCGCGACTATTACGGCTACCACTGCTGACGGTGATTTCACCGACACCTGTGCTGTTACCGTGACAGCCGCGCCGTAATCACTACAAAGGGCGGCGTGCTGCCCTTGATACTGGTTATGGAGAACGATATGACACCCTTGAAAGAGATTGGCGAGTGCCTGATTGGTGCTGGCGAGCGGGAATACTTCTTCCGGCCATCATTCCGTAACATGACGCGGATCGGCGAGCCAGAGCATATCGTCCGCACTTTCTATGCGCTGTTTAATGACGACGTGGCGAAGATGCTTGAGGCGGCGCGAGAAATTCACTGCGCTTTACCGGAACATCAGCGTAAATTCTACGCCCACTATTTCGGTGATGTTTCGCTTCCGCGCTGGGCGCTTGATGCTGCAGGCTCTGCCGCGTTTGTGCGTGAGGCGCTTCTCTCAGCGATAAACGTCATTCAGTCCTGCTGCGATGAGGATGTTTCCGAGTTAACAGGCTGGAGTGAACTCTCTCGCACAGGCCGGCGCACATTCGTATGGCACCGCGGCGCACTCCCGCCAGAAAACCTGATCCTTATAGCCCAGTCTCTCATTATGCATGGCATTATCGGCCGGGCCAGGGTTCGAAAACTTCAGAAGCATGAAGGAAAGGAGACGACTCCAGAATTCCATGCGACTGAATACATCATGGCGGCACGCAATCACTTCGGTATCAGCAAAGAAGAGGCGATGGAGCTTACCATGACCGAATTTGCCATGATGCTTAACGCCAAATATCCGGATCAGAAAGGGTTCACCAGAGAAGAATACGACGCTGTTATGGACGATGATGATCGGCGCTGGCAGGAAATGATTGAGCGCGAAAAATCAGCAAAGAAAGCGGCCTAAGTTAATAATGGATGTACCAGCCCAGCCTGACCCGGCGTATGATGGCTCGACAATAAAACTCAGGGGATAAGAGTGAAGAAAATACTTTTGGCTTTGGCGATACCACTGGTTCTGGCTGGCTGCAAGCCGGGCGAGGAAAAGGCAATTGCTCTGGCTCAATCTGAAGTTTCTGCCAACCTTCTTGATCCAGGTAGTGCGCAGTTCCGCAACGTGAAGGTAGCAAAAATGACTGATGCCGAAGACGGCCGTGTCATTGCTGTAGTTTGCGGGGAGATCAACGGCAAGAACGGTTTTGGGGCGTATGCTGGATTTCATCCTTTCTTCGTTGAGCTGAACATGAAATCGAAAGGGATGTTCTCAAAAGGTGTCGATTACACGCTTGGCGAACACTTCCTCAGCTCGAAAGATACGCCGCCGCCTCAGGCATACATAGACCGATGCCAATAAACGACACGAATAACTAACCCACCACTCGGTGGGTTTTTTTATGCCCGGAGAAAACTGATGTCTGAGAAAGCAGGCGAGATCTATTACGACATCGAGGCCGATGTTTCTGGCTTGCTGAAGGCGCAGGGAAAGGCCAATAAGTCACTCGACTCAATCGGCAACTCTGCCACTAACGCAGCCAAAAAGATGGATGAGCTGCAGACTAATATCAACCGCGTGGCTGGCGCTATTGCGGCGTCACTCGTTGTCGACTGGGGCAAGGCGTTTCTCGTTGCTGCTGACAACATGAGCCAGCTCAACGCGCGCATTGAGCGTCTGACAGGGAGCGCTGCAGCGGCATCGCAGACAATGCAGGCCTTAATGCGCATAAGCTCGGCAATGGGCGGCTCACTGCAGGACACCGCGAAGCTGTGGGAAACCCTCAGCACAGCGTTGCGCGATACCGGCGCGACGAACGGCCAGATCATTCAGCTCACCGAAACACTTCAGAAAATCGGGCGTATTGGTGGATCCTCATCCGAGGAAATGGCGAATGCGCTCCGTCAGTTCGGCCAGTCAATTTCCTCAGGCACTGTCCGGGCGGAGGAGTTCAACTCCATCCTCGAGCAGATGCCTGAACTGGCGCGGCAGATCGCCGCCGGGATGGGTGTAAGCATCGGTGAGCTGCGACAGCTGATGCTCGACGGGAAATTGACGGCGGAAGATGCCCTCAACGCCATTCAGAAACAGACCGGATCTGTAAACGCTGAGTTTGAGAAACTCCCTCGTACGCTTTCCCAGGCCAATACAGCGCTTACAAACTCATTTCTGTCGATGATTGACTCTGTTAACCAGGCAACAGGTGCAAGCACAGGCCTGGTTGCGGTTATCGACTCTATGACCGCTGCACTGGACAGGCTGGTGGGAAAAGCGGCATCGGCAGACGCTCAAATCTCTGATTTGAACAGCACCGCTGAAATGTTTACCCGCCGGGCTCGCACCTGGTCTTGGCTTGGGCTTGATGGCTGGGAGGCGCAAAACAAAGCCCTGGCTGGGCTGAGCAATAAAGCCGCCATGCTGGTTGGCGATCTGGCTGCTGTTTCCAAGGCATCACAGACCGCGGCTAACACAAAGCCGATCGAGATTAAAACGTCCGGCTCAGATGCCGGAAGCAAAGCGAAAGGCGGAAAGTCTGCAGCTCAGAAAGAAGCTGAGCAGTACGCTAAAGCGCAGGAGACGGTTAACCAAAAACTGGACGAGCTGAGGAAGAAGGCCGAGTTGTCAGCTGGCAGTGTTGGTGAGTTATCGCGAGCTCAGGCCGTGCTTAATGCACAGCAGTCTCTCGGTAATGATGCGACACAGGAACAGGTCATTCTGGCCGGGCAATACGCGGCTAAAGCCTGGGATAACGCCAACGCATTGCGCGCCCAGGCCAAGGCAGAAAAGGAACGTACTGATGCTGCCAATAAGTTCAGCACTATCCAGGGTAAAACCAGCAAAACTGCCGGACTGGATAGCCAGTATCAGAAAGACATCGCGGATATCCAACAATACGCCCAACTTTACCCGCAGAAGATCGGAGAGGCTGAGGCTGCGCGCGCTGCTATCGAACAGCAATACCGGGATCAACGTAATGCGGCGATGTGGGAAGAGTGGGCGCAACAGAACGCGGCCACTCAGGCAGCAGCGGCGGCTTTCGACTCACTCGGTTCGGTTGCCAGTAACGCGCTGACAGGAATCATCACAGGCAGCATGTCTGCCAGCGACGCAATGCGCAGTATCGGCATGACGGTGCTAAACAGCGTAGTTAACTCGTTCGTCCAGATGGGTATCGAGTGGGTTAAGTCCGCAATAACAGGACAGGCGGCACAAACGGCTGCTATCGGCACGGTGACGGCAGTACAGACGGCAGCAGTGGCCACGCAGACGGCTACCAGCACAGCAGCGGCAGCGACAACCGCTGCGGCGTGGACTCCGGCGGCTATCCTGTCCTCCATTGCCTCAATGGGTACGGCGGCGGCTATCGGTCTCGGCGCGGTAGCGGGCGTTATTGGTGCGAACCTGCTCGGTAAGCGTAAAAATGGTGGGCCTGTTTCTGCTGGTGGAATGTATCAGGTTGGCGAAGGCGGGATGCCAGAAATCTACCAGGCCAGCACCGGGAAGCAGTACATGATACCTGGTGATAATGGCAAGGTGATCAGCAACAAGGACATGACTGCAGGAGGTGGCGGCGGGGTGGTAATCAACATCCAGAACTACACGTCATCCTCTGTCGATGCTCAGGCCGGTACAGATGCAAACGGCGGGCTTACCGTTGATGTCGTCGTTGCAGACCTGAACAACGGCGGTCCAATCAGTAACGCCATTACCAGCAACATGAACGTTAAACGCACGCCAAGGGGGCAGGGCTGATGCCAATTATCGACTATCCCGACTGGCTGCCGCTGGCGCAGAAAGCCAGCAAAAACATGACGCTCGATACCGGGTTCCAGACTGACCAACCGGCGGTCGGCCCGGCTATCTTCGAGAATCAAACCGACGACCTGAAAGTGGCCTGGTCGCTGACGTGGATATTCACCCTGGCGCAGGAGCGCGCTTTTCAGCAGTGGCTGCGCAGCCCGAACTATCTCAACCGGGGCCTGAACTGGTTCCGGATGAATATCAATCTGGGCGGCAGTGGCCTGCAGCTGCAGGAGCTTCACTTCACGCAGATGCCGGTGCAAACCAGTATCGACGGCGGTGTGGTGACCTGGACGGGGACCGTTATTGCGAACCACCTCTACAACGCCGACGACGAATTCGACGACATCATTGTTGAACTGCCGCCGCCGTGGGATTCCTGGCTGGATATCGTTGTCACTGGCTATCCGGACGGACGCGATCCGGAATCACTGCCGAGGGTGCCGTAATGCCGAGCTTCAGGGAGTATAAGCAGCAGCGGCCGACGCGCGGGCTGTACGACACCATCACGTTCTACCATCCATCCTTTGGTTACGTCCGCATGGTCGACAAGCAGTTCTTCCCGAAGACGCTCGGCGGCCAGGCCTACACGCCAGCGCGCTTTGAAATCGAAGAGAGCCAGCAGAGCGGTACGCCGGTGATCGACGCGACGGTGAAGTTAGGGCGGTTGTCGTCGGATATCAAAGCGCTGATGAAGCAGTGGAAGGGGGCTGCAAGGCTAACGTCCATCACGGCCTCGCGGCAGTTCTTCGACAGCGGTGACGTTTCGGTGCCGATTAAATCATGGCAGTTGTACGTTAAAACGGTGGATATCGACGCCGACTCCGCATCGGTTACGCTGTCCGTCACCAACCCTCTGAACAACAACATAAGCCGCCTTTATGACCCAGTCGAATATACCGGTTTGCAGTACCTCTGATTTCCTCAGGAAGGTAATAGGCGTGCCGTGGGCTAACCGGGCCTGCTCATTCGATAAGGTCGACTGTTGGGGATTAGTAGTGCTGTATTACCGCCACGTTCTCGGCATCGAACTGCACCAGACACCGGACTACGAAGCCGGGGAAGACTTCTTCACCTGCTATCAGGGCGACGTCGTTTTCTGGCGCCAGGTTGAAAAGCCGGTCGAAGGCGGGATCTTCGTCGGGTATCGAGGAGTGCAACCGGCACACGTAGGCCTGGTACTTAACCGCCAGGCGTTGCATTCGCGCGGTGAGAGCGGGAGCGTGCGCATGGACTCGCTACTGGTCATTCAACGGGCATTCACCAAAGTGGAGTATTTCGAATATGGCGCTGGTTGAGATTTCGAATTTTCCAGGAACGCCAAAGATGCGTTGCAGGGTGCCAAACGGCACCCTTTTTTATGACTGGCTGGCAGCCAATGACGCAAACTTCCATCGCGACCTGCTGATCATCCGTAATGGCGTGAAGCTTACCGATGACGATGAGCTGGCGTTTGAGCTGAGCGAACTGGACACTGTCCAGATTTTCGACCAGCCCAAAGGCATCGTCAGCGATATCCTGAGCCCGATTTTTAAGGTAGTTGGTACTGTCTTTTCGTTTCTCGCGCCTAAGCCGGCGATCGCCAATACAGGCGGTAACACAGTCGATTCGCCAAACAATAGCCTGACCGGACAGACAAACACCGCCCGCGTCTATAAAGCCAAACCGGACATCTACGGGCAGGTGCGGTCGTTCCCTGATCTGATCCAGGAATCGCTTTTCGAGTACATCAGCACAGGCCCCAAAGACGGTGGCAAAAAGTATGTCACAGAGTGGATGTGCATCGGGATCGGCAAATACGATTACGAGTCTGTCCGCTACTCTGAATCGAGCCTGGGGAGCATGGCAGGGGCTGAATATCAGTTCATTCAGCCTGGCGAGGTCATTCCGACGATTAACGAGGGTTACAGCTTCGATGATGTTGACGGGCAGGAAGTGCCAGGGGCGAACCAGGGGGATTCTTTCCCGGTAGAGACTGCAACTGCAACCACTGTGGTTTCTGGCACATATTCTGGCGGCCAGATAGCGATGAAAATCGTGAAGCAGGCATCCTTCGATTACTTCATGGGTCTGGTGTTACCTCATGCCGTGACCTTTGATATCAACGTCACCTACGCCACTGCATCTGGTTCTGTAACCACAGATGCTACGTTCTCCGGGACGCTAGTATCAGCGGTTGAGACTAACGATGGCGCGGTCATCAACCCGGTACGCTGGTACACGTTCACCATGGGGGATCTTGATGGTCCGCCAGATATCCCGGCGAACGCCACCATCAACACGACTAAGTTTGTATTGAACGACAACGAGGCGCTTGTCGTTGGCCCGTTCTTCTCCCCGGTAGAATCGACTCAGTTGTGGATCCACACCCAGAGCAGTCTTGGCCCGAAAAAGCAGACAAACTGGAAAGTAGTGCTGTGGAAAATCGACGACGACTACAACATGGTGCCTGGCACGCAGCAAACACTGACATTCCAGCAGACAACGTGGCATAAGCAGGATAGTGAGACGTTCTACCGCACGGATAAAATCACCCCGATTGGTGGTTTCGGGAAGTACGCCATCAACCTGCAACGCACGGATAACTCCGGTGATTCATCAATCCTCAAACTGGAGGAGATCCACGCGGTAAACATCCGTACTAACGTTGTTCACCCGACGGACACGCTGGTGCGCGTGAAGGTGAGGGCAACAGAGAATGCCCTGGGCAGCCGTGACCGAAAATATAACGCCCTGGTCACACGCCATACCATCAGCTACAACCTCTCAACTCAGTCAGTAGATTACACCCTGCGGCCTTCACGTTCATTCGCTGATGCCGTAGCGCATACCTGGCTGATCATGGGTGAACAGCTGGTCAGTAGCATTGACCTGTACGGGCTTTACTCAATCGCAGAGAGCCTGCCTGACGACCGCCTGGGATATTTCGATTACACGTTTGATGACGAGAATGACTCGCTCGGCGACAGGGTGCAGGCTATTTGCAACGCAGCGTCCGTAGTCGCGTACTGGGACGATGGCGTGCTGACCTTCACCCGGGATCAGAAAGTTGATTACCCGGCGGCCGTATTCAACCGGGCCAACATGAAGACTGACGAGTACAAATTAACGTACGAAGCCACGCTGCCAGGCGGTTACGACGGCGTGCAGGTCTCCTATGTCCACCCGACCACGAACAACAAGACCTACATCAACTACCGCGTGCTGAACGGCGCCATCGTCGAGCAGGAAGCGGAGAACCCGAACAAACTTGAAATCGTTGGCTTCCGCAATGAGTACCAGGCACGCGAGCGCGCGCTGCGCGAAACGAAGCGTCTGATTTACTCGCGGGTGAAAATGAACGCCAAAGTGTTCGAGGACGGCATTATCCAGGTTGGAAGCGTCATTCAGATGCCTGACATATACGACAGCAACCAGCAGCAGGGTTACATCACGGGGCGCTCTGGGAATAACTTTGATACCAGCGAGCCGATCACGTTTACCGGTTCTATGTATGTACTGGTGACCGACAGCCTGGGTAACCCGACGTTACGCTATCCGGCAACCGCACGCAGCGATACGAAGTACGGATTTACCGCAGCAATACCCAGCATCCAACTCAACATCTGGAATGGCGATACGGTCCAGCTACCTTCTCGCTACCTTATTGCGACAGTGGAAGAGCTGGATAGCCAGCTATGGAAGGTCAACAGCATCAAGCCAAATACAGACAATACCGTTTCATTGACGGTCGCAGAGTACAGCGACGCTATCTACCAGTAAGACCCTCTACCGACCATCTCAACCCGGACACTGCGCCGGGTTTTTTTATGGAATATATATGACCACGCAACCGACTCAAGACGCAGTTCCGAGCGAATTACCACGCGACCTCAAGTTCAACGCGGGTAAATTTGATGAGTTCATAACCTCTATGGGCTGGACCTATACCGATCGCTTTGGTGAGAAGCATTACACCATCGAGGGCATCAATTACCTCGCGCAGCAGGCCATGAACGCCTTCGGTTACGTGATCCTTACCGGGAAAACGTTCACCACTGGCGCGACCATCAATAACCCGAATGAAGTCCTGCTCAACACCGCAGACGGCGAATACTACAAGTGGACTGGGTCATTCGCATCAGGCCCTAAAGTGGTTCCTGCGAGCTCGACACCGGCGGGTACTGGAGGGATTGGGCCAGGGGCATGGATCGGGGTGGGGGACGCATCATTACGCGCTGCGTTTGCCGCGCTGACTGGGGCAGGGCTTATGGGCCTTTCTGTTGGCACAACTTATCCACCTAATACAGTTGGATCAGCAATACAGTACAGAACCCCGCAGATGTACGGTGTTGAGCCAAGCGCCACCACCGCTATAGGTTCCGGACTCGACGCCATGTTTGCAGCTGGCGGCGAAATTCGCTTTGAGAAGCCTGGCATTTATCTTACAAGCAAGACATGGGTACTGCGCTCAGGAACGCGACTTTATATTGGGCCAGGTGTGATCATCAGGCTGGCCAATCAGTCAAACGTTAACATTTTCCAGAACTTTGCCTATAACACCAGCGCTACAACGGCAGATGACAGCATTGAGATCTGGGGCGCTGGAACGATAGATTTCAATGGTACAAACCAGACCACCGGCGGTTTGAGTTCAATGGCAACGATCTTAAAGAACATCACTAATTTAAAAATTGGCGGTGGCATTAAGGTCATGAATGCAAATAAGTACGCATGGCTGGTTTGCAAAATTTCCAACTTCACTGCTGATGGTTTGTTATTCGACACATTATCTGATGGCCTGCATTGCCAGCCACCTATCAGACACTCATACATCAGGAACCTAAAGGGAAAAACTGGTGATGATATGCTGGCGTTCACCATCGGTGATTATGCTCAATATAATATTAGTGAGGCTGGTGATTTCTCTAACGTAGACGTAGAAGGGTTGTTCTGTGAAAGTGCATTATGCGCTTTAAAAATCACAGGTAATAACACCGGAGTTTTCGTAAGATTCAGAGTGTCAGGGATATATGGCAACACGACTGGTGCTGTGGTCAGAATTTGGGGAGATACTAACCTCACATACACAAAGGTAAATCATCTTACGATAGAGGATGTGTTTGCTGCCCCAGGGGCAGCGCTCCCAACAGTTGAAATTAACGACAGGGGATTCGGTAATTCAGGCTCTACCTACAGTGTCGAAATGGATACCTTAAGAATTGCGAGAATTTATACCCCTAATACAACAGCGCAGACGGTATATATATCAGGTACTTTTGGCACACGAATTCGAGATCTTGATTTTATCAACCCGCCTCGCGATGCACTGACTCTGGTTGGTCTTAACAATGCAACGACGGTTCAGGTGGATAAGTTATCCATAAGAGGTGGGAACGTAAATTTAGTATCTGATGCGAATGCAGCTGTTGTTCTTAATCGCGGTATTTTAACAAAGCTATCAATATCGGATATGTATGTGAATTTTTCCGACACAGCAAATGGAAATCTGGTAAGGCTGATTGGAGCTTGTACGGTAGGGAATGCCTCAATTACGGATGTTTACCAGAAAAATGGTGCCAGAGGATGGAACCATGTGAATGCGCCAGCAAACACACCGATAGTGAACCTCATCAACTATACAATTGATGCAGGGGCAAGAATTGCACAGACGACTGGATCCAATCTGACGGTACATCTTAAAAACTGTGCTGCCATTAACATCGGAACCGCCAATATGTTTTTTGCTGCCGGGGGAACGCTGACACTGTCCGGTGATATTGATAACTCAGTCAACAACATTGGTCTAAATAGTGGTGGTGTAGTTACCTGCCCACCAGGTATGCATGGGATAATGCTTAACATCGATCTGCTCACATCACAGGACGGCGCCAGTGTTCACAACCTAAACTCGGCACTATCATGCGGAGCAGGCCGTGTTCTTGTGCAGTCTAAAACGTGGAAGCACCTTTACAGCGGCGCAACATATACAAGCAGCATTTAAAAAAAAGGCCATCAAATGATGGCCTCGTCACTCTTTAATTTAGATCATCTTTCATCTTATTTATAAACCATTTCGAGCCAGAGCTCGTCAGGTGTGCATTGTCCCATTGCATAGGGATGACTGGATTTTTTCCCACTGTCGCTTTACATGTAGCCTTGCTGCACAGGATGCCGATAGCAGATATATAGGATGGATTTGCTGAGGAACTCACTATTTTTTCAATAAGCTTGTCATTATCCAGAACATTCATGGATGAATAAAAGAGAGAAACAGGAAGTGTTCCTTGCGGATTTAAGCCATTTTCCTCAATGAGTTTAGGCACGTGATCACGCCAGTAAGGGAAAGGACCAATCACAACTGTGCGGATACCAGCAACATTTAACATATCCAACGTATCAGTAAGGTACTCTTTAAACGGATATTGAGACCAGAAAGCCGCCAAAACCACCAGTTTAGGTTTAACGCGCAATAATTCGGCTGTTATATTTTTATTGATGTCTTTACAGAAAGGTCGTTGGATATTTTCTGCACCATACAACGGAGCGCACAGACTTGATGTTCGTTGCGTTAAATTCTCATTTTTAAATACTGATCTAAACCCAGGCATAAGTTGCGCAGCGTGGGAATCCCCCCAGATAACAATTGAATCTGAGGTCATTTTGTCCTCGCACTTTGAAAACTCTGAATAATCCTGTCGAGGATTCAGAAAGCAAGTGTCAGGTCGCCACTCTTTATTATTGAACCGATAGGTGATGACATCGTTCATATCACCTTTGAACCTGAACGTTGCCCCATGGGTCTGTACAACTACAAAAGCACAAATGGTGATGACGCTGGCACTGACAAAATCAGTACGTAGCCAGCTTCGTTTTCGGAATGGCGTCTCGATAATGTAATAAGAAATGACGGCCAGAATGAATGACAAGGCAATACCTGAGCCGATGCTAATGACATTCATATCCACTCTGTAGTAGCGCATTACCACAATAACGGGCCAATGCCAGAGATACCAGGAGTAGGAAATAGTCCCGATAAACTGGGCAGCTTTGTTTTTAATGAGATACGCGTTTTGATTATTCGCAAGGATAACCAGCACTGCACCTGCTACCGGAATCAACGTTGCCAGGCCCGGCCACGCCTGCGATCCTTCGGCAGTAAAGAGTGAAAACAGAATAAGCAGCAGGCCGAGAATATTGAGCTTAGACAGGTGCTTGAAGGTCGTAAGTGCACCACAGCTGCTGATGATATATACCAAAGCTCCCGCCAACATTTCCCAGGCTCTGGTTGGTAGCAGGTAGAAAAGATCCTCTTTAGTCCCTGACAACCCAAAGGCAACATACAAAAGAGATAAACAAAATAGTGTCAGTATGGTGAGTGATACTGGAAGTCGGCATTTCTTGATGGCTAAAACAATCAGCGGATAGATCAAATAAAACTGCCATTCAACAGACAATGACCACGTATGCAACAAGAAATTGAGGTCTGAAGAAGGGTCGAAGTAACTTGAATGAGCAGCGTAATAGTTATTCGAATAGAACAGCAATGATGCGGTTGCATTTCTGGCAAGCAACTCGAATTCACTGGTGCTTAACGAGAAATAGCCATATATCAACAACGCTAATATGGTTGCGACCAACGCAGGTACTATGCGTAAAAAACGAGCAACGTAGAAATCGAAGATCCCCTTATGGTCAACTTTCTCAAGTACGATACCCGTCATCAGGAAGCCGGATATTACGAAAAATACATCAACTCCTGTGAATCCTCCAGAAACGTAGGGAACACCAAAGTGATATAGCACGACACTCAGGACAGCAAAAGCCCGCAGCCCATTGATATCGAGCCTGAATTTTTTGTAGCTCATTTTGTAATCATCATTCCGAAAAGCCAAACTTGGCAAAAAATAAGATAATGATGATAGACGTTTTGATAAAGTTCGTCATCAATACTTATCTAGTAACATCAATCATATGGATATAGATCACCAAATTTTACCTATCAAGATATTGATCATCGCTGCGTATAAGTAATGCTGTATGCATATACAGTATTTATTGTGAGGTACATGATGCCAAGGCAGTATGAGATACGGGCTGCATTCGTTGAGGCTATTCAGCTAAACCCAAAGGGCTATCGCTATCTCAGCACGAACGCCTTCATCGATAAGCTGAGAGAGAAGAACTGGCACTTCAGCATGGCTGATGCAAACCAGTGGATAGAACGTTATCAACCGGACTTCGCTGACAAGACGACCGACGACAGCGAAAACCGCTACTGGATCCTGCGCAACATGGGGAGGGTATTCTGATGGGCTTTGTTTCGCCGGCTACTGACTATGTTGAACAGCGACTGACCATCGATTCTCTGTGTTGTATCGACGGAAACTGCCGGGTGATTGAAACTTCATGCGGATGGGCCGTTATTAACGTAGCCATAAAAGCGAGCCCTGGCGACACGCTGCTGGTTACCATGGATGGCAGAAATCAGTTTGTAAAACTGCATGGCCAGGCACTTATTACGGAAGATGGTGAGCCTATAGAGGGAGATGCCCTGGATGATGTGACGTTGCATGGTGTACTGACGCACACACTGAATCGGGCAAGTGATGACAGGGAAATTGTTTGATGGGGCATGGGTGGGGCATAAAACATCACTCGCTCTAAGGTGAACTTAGACGACTGGTGTTTTCGACGACTCTAACCATCTGTTATTTGGTGCGCTCTTGGACGATCTTTGTCTATTATGAAAAATGCATCCTCATATGATGGGGATGCAGGTTTAGGTGATCTGATACTGTACAATTAATGCATTTCAAGAAAAGTACGGAAGATAAACTCTTTGCGCGTCGGTGCTGCCCATTTGCTTCACTATGAGGTCTGGGGGCACTGACTGCTAGTGAGCAACACGTGTAATGAGTTTTACATCACCAAGGACTGCGTAACCAGGTGTGTCTTTTAGGTCTCTGTCCGTTCAATGCTGAACATCTTTGTCAAACTTTATTGAGAGACCTCATAATGATGATGCAGCGGGAATCCGTGTTCTGGGGGCTATGCTTCGAATCATGCCCGCTTTCAGCTGACGCCCCTAAGGTACCGTATATATTTCAGACCCACATTTCGACAGTGTTAATTGATTGCTTCCTTTATTAGGCGTCCCAGGATACGAACCATTTCTCATCAACTTTCATGTGCTCACCTGTACTTCTGAAGCGATATAAATCCCACAAAATTATAAGGTCACGTATTAATCATAGTGCTGCAGAAGATGCTATTGCTTTAACGGACGCAGCATTTCTAACCACTGAAGCAAATGATTGTGAACCTCATTTTCTATATGTAGTGCTAAAAGTGGCATCATATGGGTTTGGGTAAAATATAATCCTGATTTAATAGTTTAGGCTTTAAATATATCGAATGTTAATTATTCAATGCTGGCATCTATACAATTAGCGTAACGGCATGAATTACAAAAACAGCGTAGACAGGGCTTGTCGCGAGTATAAGAAATGTGCCGATACTAACTTTGCACTGTAATTTGCTGGATTATGGTTAACTGCCAAATATATGAGCTGCGCTCTACACTGACAAAATATGTCAGCGTTGTTGATGATCTTCACAAATTAGTGATAGCTAATTGATTTGAAGCAAAAAGATTTTTACTATGCGCCGCAAAATTAGGAATCCTCTCATGGTGTAGAATTATGCGTAACAACGCATTGGATGCGGCAAAGCTTCTGGCTTGTTTTTTTATTATTTTTGTTCATGTTGGTAGATTTCCTGAACTGGTTGCCCCATGGGGTGAAACGTTGAGGGTAATGGCTCGCTAGGCTGTACCTTTTTTCTTTCTGGCGTCTGGTTTTACAATCACAAGAATAGATGCTGAATCTATCCTTAGAAGAGTTACAAAGCTAATAGCAGTATTATTCTATGGGTCTATTATCTATATTCCAATATTATATATGCAGTCAAGAGATAGCATTATGATATTAATTGATAAATTTATTTCTTTAAATACATTGCATAATGGGGCGTTCGGACACCTTTGGTTCATTGGATCACTGATCTCAGGAATTATTCTATTTTGGTATGCCAGAAAAAATTTATCTCATAAAGTGTCGCTAACCATATCCATAACTATTGTTATTATGTGCTGGATGGGGGATGTTGTTATATCTTTTGGTTATGAACTTTGGTTCTTCTTTACATTTAGGTATTTGCTTGGTTTTGCTCTTGATTACATAGCTGGTGTGTCGGTACAGGGAAGTTAAAATTCATACTTGCCTATAAACCTGCCTGGCTTGTGTTCTTTTTATGCATATTCCTAATGGGTTTTGAGTATTATATTCTTCTTACCAAATTTGGTGCTACACACTCGGAGAGACAATTCCCGCTAGCTTGCATACCCACGGCTTTTGCTTTGATATGTATATGTAAAAACTCCAGCATGAAGAGCAATATAATTTCAGGATGGGGTGTTAACTACTCACTTGGAATATACATTATTCACCTATTTAGTCTTTACTTCATCAGCCTATTTCTTGATCTATATAGATTAAATAAATATTCCTCTCTTAGGCTTGTAGCTACGTTCGCCGTGTCTCTAATTATTCTTATGGCCATGAAAAAATGCACACCTTATGCTTACAACAAGATTAATGGCATTTTGGTAAAATAGAGATAATCAAGGCTGCATAATTCAGCCTTGATCAACTTCTTGTCACCTTCAATAAAACTTTATAACTGACTACTTGCATGGCCGGTAACTGAGAATATGCTTCAACCATATGATACTTAGACTACTATATAGTAAGCAATGCAAATACAGCCGTAAGTTCATAAATGACTCTTTCCCCATGCCCTATTAAAAGAACTGACACTTTAGTCAGCCTGCAGGTGTGAACTGCGATAGGAAGCAGGTTACTGCTGATCAGGAAAGGCGTGATTCGAATTGCAGATGCAGAACAGTCGTCGATTTTCTTTGGGGTATCCATGGTAACTAACGTATATAAGTTAATTGATTTTCTGACGGTTCTTATCGCGCATAAATTTCATTTTTAATCTTTTCGGGTATACTGGTTGAGTGTGCAGAGGCTGACAATATTCCGTCATCGGGTTATAAGAAACCCAGCGCTTGGCTGGGTTTTCTGAAAAGAGGTATGAGTTTAATAATTTTATGGTTGTTTGTTATGCTGTTTCTAATTTATTACATGCCCTCGAGGAAATTGAACTTTCTATTTTCTTACCAATTGCTATGAATGGTTTTTCAACATAGAAGTGTAATATTGTCCCTGCCGTTATAGTTATTGTAGTCATCATAAAAAATCTACCCCAGCCTACTGTGTGTATATAAAAATCAGGCTTGTAGTAATTTAACATGTTAATGAATACATAATGTGAAATATATATGGAGAATGAAATATCTCCAAGGAAGTTTAACGTTTTGTTCTCTTTAAAACCGATGAATTTATCATAGGTTAAAAAACCAAAGAATAGCACAGCTGAAATCAGACCTGATTTATCAAGGCCAAAGCCTGTTAAATTACCGCTTGAGTAATATGTTATGAAGAAACCGCAGCATACGAAGAATGTAAAAACAGCAACTTCTCTCTTAATGATAAATTGAACTCTACTATACAATTCATAAAAAATCATGCCCACTATAAATTCGACAAGGATCGGTGAGGACATGAAACGTAATAAGCTAAAGGTCGGGTTATCCAGCGGAATATTCGCAGATGCAGTACCTGCCAAAGATAACTCGCCGTTATAATATAACTGTAAAGTTATTATTGGACTGAGAAGCAGAATTGAAGTTAAAAAAGTTCTAAATCGATGGGTAAAACACATTGCAAGAACAAAAATAGAATAAAAATAAATCTCGTATGTTAATGTCCATGCTGGGCCCAGAACGTTATAACCAAAACCAGGGGAACCAACAGAATAATCCCTGTGAATAAAAAACATTCCTCTTAAAATATTTTCAGAGGGATCAAATCTGTATACGGTTAATGCACCTAAGACAAATGTGACTATAAATGCTGGATAGATTCTAAAAAAACGCCGGACAGCAAAAATTGCTTTTGACGTAAGATTCCGGGTTGACAGTGCGATTATAAAACCGCTGATCATAAAGAAGAGATCTACACCAAAAGAACCTGAGTTGAACAGCATTGAACCAAGGTCTTTTTGAGCGTAGACACCATTTAAATATCCCCTAAAGTGGAAAAAAACTACTATTAGAGCTGCAATTCCGCGTAAATGATGTATGGAAAGTATTTTATTATTCATATGTAACCATTGCTTCTGTAAGTGCTACAAGGTGCTTAGAAACGAGTAAGAGCTCCAGTTTACCATTCAATTTTAGGACGATCGACAATTGACATGTACAAATTTAATGTTTTTGTGCTTTATGTCTCTTTACAGATTTAAAACCAAAAAAAACAAGACAAAACATGTTAGTCAGGCTTTTGGCTCAGGTTTTATGCAGTCACAAAAAGGTAGGGAATTAATCAAGGAATTCGAAGAAGAATAGAATTAAACAGAATGTGTGATTATTTACTATGCGTTACAAATTTAATTTGAAGTTAACACGTTTCATTGCGTCAGATATATCCTCTATCTCTACATAATGATGGTTTGCCGGCAGCAATTTAAACCGCCGGCGACTGAATTTCAAAATTGTTATAAATAATTAAAAATTCACTTTATGTCTCTTGGTTGTTTTTGCTATTTTTTCCTTTATAAAAAACCAGGAAAAGAAAGAAAATGATTGAAAGTACACTCAATAAAATGCCCAAAATTAAAGAGTAAAGAAAATGCTTCGTGTATTCAGTTTGAATAAGATTGTCGCCAACTTTTGTTTTGTATGTTAAATATCCATCAACTACATCTCTATTTCCTTCAATGGATAATGCAGTGTAGGCCATTACAGGCAGTCTGCACCTCATTTCTTTGTCGGTATGAATTGAGAAATAGGGTAGGCCATACTTCCCGCGAGAAGTAGAATATGGGATGTTCTGGTATTTCATATCAGTTAATGATATACATACTAATTCCTTTTTATACTCTGTTAACTTTTTCGTATTTTCTAAAGTATAGTCTGTAAATACTGTATTCTTTGAACCTCGGAAATTTGACTCAGTGATGTCGAAATTATTAACACTTTTCACCGACATCCATGTAGTCATAAGGCTAATTGTCAAAACGGATGCCACTAAATGAATAGACTTAACTTTTCTATTATGAGATATAATAATAAGCACGAGGAAAATTAAGAACGGAATTAATCGCCATGTATACTGTATTTTGTTAATGGAGTACAGGATCTCTGGCAGGAATGAATAATTGGCAGCGCAGGTTATTAACACGGCCAATGTAGCAATGACATAAATTATTTTCTTGTTCACTGTCTCTTTGAGTGAATACAGAAACATTATAAATAACGGCCAGCCAACCCCGAGTGCCATATTTGATAATTTGCCGCTGCTAATTTTCTCTCCTGAAATTAAATCGTAGAAACCAATGCTTTTTTCACTCATATTTTGGAACCAATTTGTTGCCATGATCGGGAAAACTTGGTTGTGAATAGAGTATGCCAAAGGCAGGAAAAAGAACGCGCTTAATAGAATTGCAAAGGTAAAGGACTTTACTAGCAGCAGAATTTTTTTAGGTACTAGTAAGAAATAGATAAAGCCGACGATTCCGCTGCATAAGAACAATGGAATGTTTGATAACAATATTCCGGCTACTGCGTAAGACATCATCAATACTGTTTTCTTGCCATTATCTTCTTTGGCCAAACTTGCAATAAACAGTGGAATAAAGCTAATGGCTACGGATTCTGGTAAGGCACCCCGAACAAATATATTGTCAATTTGATATATTGAACATGAGAAGAGAACGGCGAGCAATATTGCTTTTTCTTTATTTACGTTCAGATAAGTAAAAGCAATATAAGAATGTATAAATGAAATGGTTATTATAAAAAGCGTCAATAGCTTTAGCGAGATATTCAAGTCATTTGATATAAAATACAATCCGCTGTAAATGAAGTTTTCCAAAGGCGGATAGAATAAATTCCATGAGTAACCGGGAAAGAAAGGATAAGAGAAATCAAAGAATGCGAGGAATTGCCCATTTCTTATTTCATTGGCTGTAGATATGGCACGGTCGGTATGCGCTATGAGATCGAAAGTCATCCAGGCTCCACCGGAACTAAACACTGGAAGCCAGGACATATAGATACAAATACAAATAATAACAAAGGCTATCAATCTATTTGGCGAAATCATTCTTATAAATCCTAACTGTGTCATCTGTCACTTCCTAAATAGCCGAAGATAATAACAAACATGGTACTTTGCAGATGCTTCACGAAACTGTTAATCAGAGTAAAACAAAAATGCTACTGCTTAAGCTGAATGTACCAAAAAGTGTACTGCAACATATCAATTGCTAAATGATGGAGATTGTTATCTCCATCATCGTTTCGAGATGCATTACTTACAGTTGCTGTTGCCTAAATATATTAATAAGTCATCGCCAACTGAATAAATAGAATATTGTGGCGTTGAATAAACTTTATTTGCTTCTCCGCTACATGCCTTTTTCGCGAGATCTGTTGAGGTAGATCTTGCTTTAGATGAGAACTGTACGTTTTTTACTCCATTATTCGTCAGTGCCTGGCTCAGTGTCATGTCATAGTAGTTATTTTTGACATAATTGATGACGGGAAATGCTTTCATCGCTGTTTTAGAAGACAGAGAGTGCTCTGTAGCACCAAAGATGTATACATTTTTATTTTCAGATGAGGATACTAAGTATTGGCTCAACGAAAATAAAATATAAGAATCATATCTCTGCTGCTGATATAATGAGGATGCCGTTGCATAGCTTGTTGAAATTGCGACAAACAACAGGCATGCTGCCAGCGCGGAAGCGATGTTATGGAGTATGATGTTTTCATCTGAAGGTAATGAGAGCATCAGGAAAATAATAAAAGCTATAGGGAAGAGAACCCGCAAAGGATAGTATCCATTGCTTAGGACTAAGTTTACTCCGATAGTGCAAATTAGAATCGCAAGAGGAGATAACAGAAGGAGCAAAATCCTTAAGTTTTTTTGTGGAATGTGTTTATTCCATACACTCGTGGTCAGTGTTTTGAGGTAGCAGAATATAAAAATAAAAGAGACGCAAAGTAAAATAATGCTGCCAATTTTACCGTAAGAATTAAATGCAATCTCAGTAGAGTTTTTTATACCTGTGAGTGTGTGCTGAATGAGGCTATTGCCTAATGAATTTATTGCACCTCTGCTTTCCGTGCTTTTAATTGTGAGCTTCACGACACAGATGAAATAGACGAGGCAAGAAATGATCGCAACAAAAAGCGATTTAAGGATATAACCTGACATTCCCTCTTTGTGCGTGATTTTTTTTAGGTAAGTGTATACAACCAGTAAGGGGAAAATGGCGATCGCTGGCTGATAAAAACAAAGACAGCCGACAAGTAAAGTTAGTGTCAGAGCTATTTTACCGTTGTTAAATTTTTCCCACGCCAACACTGAGAACATGATAGAGAACACCATCGACAAAGAATCGAATCGATAAAGCATATTCCCCAATACAAGCGGGTTAATAACGGCTGTTGTAGATATTAAAACAGTAGCAATAGACACCCTACTAAATGCATTCCTGATCAGAATCAGGACGGTGCAACTGAGGACAAAGATACTCAAAAGCTGGGGCAATGGCGTGATATCTGCGAGTATCCCGGAGTTGATGGTCATCAACATTGCCAGCCATTCAGTAAGCGGCCGTCCTAACTCGGTCCAGCCGAAGTATCCTTTAATAGAACGCGTTATATCATCTACGAAATAGATACGGTCATTTAATAGCGGGAAATATGCAAACAGTATCAGGGCGAAGGAAAGTAACCCTGCATTACGTAGTGATATTTCTTTGTTTATTGATTTAAACATCTTTCTTCCTGCTGAGGATATAACGTGGACGGTTTTTCACCTCGACATAAATTCTACCAATATATTCTCCGAGGACACCAATTCCAATTAATTGAACTCCACCCAGGAATAAGATTGAAACAAGCATCGACGGGTAACCACGAACTGGGTTTCCGAAAGCAAGTGTGTCTACAATCATCCACGCGCCATACAGGAATGCAATCCCGGCCACGAGTAACCCAATGTAAGTCCACATGCGCAGTGGGAAGGTAGAGAAACTGGTAATGCCTTCAAGCGCCAGGTTCCACAGTTTCCATCCATTAAATTTTGTACTACCCGCCACGCGCTCCGCACGGGCATATTCAACCACATCTGTCGTGCCGCCCACCCAGCTCAAAACACCTTTCATGAAAAGATTACGTTCAGGCATTTTTTTGATGTTATCGACAACTTCACGCGACATTAAGCGGAAATCACCCACGTTTTCTTCTATTTGCGGGTTACTGATTTTATTGTGAAGTTTGTAAAACCACTCGGCCGTTTTGCGCTTTAATCTGCCATCAGTAGAACGGTCTGTGCGTTTGGCCAGCACCATATCCGCACCTGCTTGCCATTTTTCAATCAAGTGAGGAATGACCTCTATTGGATCTTGTAAATCAACATCGATTGGGATTACTGCATCCCCGGTCGCATGGTCTAAACCTGCAAAAAGAGCTGGCTCTTTTCCAAAGTTGCGGGTAAATGAGAGCGGTACAACCAGAGGATCTGCAACTGCCAGTGTTCTGATGATTGATTCTGTGGCATCTTTGCTACCGTCATTAATAAAGACGATCTCTATTGCGTACTGCTTTAGCGCTTCAAATTCCCGCACGGCTTTATAAAAAAGGGGAATGGCATCTTCTTCATTGAAGACTGGAACAACCAGAGAAATTTTCATTTCGCATCCCTAAAGACAATGAATTTTGAATAGATGAAACCGCAAATGAGGCTGATGGCGGAAAACTCAATCAAAGTGATGATCGGGTTGATGTTGTAATGATCCGAAATCTTGCCTGATACAAAACTGAGCAAACCCATAAAGCCGACAAACAGAAGGTAGCCTTTACCCGTCGCTCTCGCTTTGAAGGTAAATCTGGCATTGGCGAAGAAGGAGAACGTGACAGCAATAAGGAACGCAATGACGTTACTGATCGCCTGTCCATATCCAAAAACGGATACGAGAAGACCAAATATTACCCAGTGTATCCCTGTGTTAATAACACCTACGGAAATGTAGCGCGAAAAAAGTTTAATCAT